GAGTTAAGTTTAATTGATCAGTTAGGTGTATTTTATCAACCAGCAGGCGCCGCACTTCGCGCAACATTCATTGTTGACCCAGACAACGTTATCCAACACGTCACAGTCAACAACTTGAACGTTGGCCGTAGCCCAGAAGAAACGCTTCGTGTATTGGATGCGCTACAAACTGGCGAGCTATGTGCTTGTAATCGTACAGTAGGCGGCGAAACACTTTAATCGGAGGATGTATGCTTGAATGTCTAATTGTTGGAGATAGTATTGCAGTAGGAGTAAGCCAAGTTCGTACAGAATGTCAGGCCATTGTCAAAAGCGGTATTAATTCTGACAGTTGGAACAAACAGCATCTGCACAAACTCAAGCCAACTAAAACACTGATTATCAGTCTTGGAGCCAACGACCTTGGTGTCAACACAGAAGTTAACATACGTAAACTTCGAGAGGCTGCACAGGCTGACAGAGTGTTTTGGTTGTTGCCTAGTCAGAGATTAAAACCTGATCAGGTTCGTGCAGTTAAATTTGTAGCACAAGACTACAACGACACCGTTATACCAAGACCTGAACGGGATATAAGCAATGACGGTGTTCATCCGACCTATAAAGGGTATAAAGTACTAGGAGAGTTAACAAGATGAGTTGGGTAGACACACTTAAAGAAGCATTACCAGATTATGCTAAAGATACAAAATTAAATTTAGATGCAGTTATCAAACGTAGCTCAATACCAGAAGTTGAAGCCAACGGTTGCGCTCTAGCAGCCGCAATGGCCACAGGTAACGGTAAGCTACTTACTTGGATTGCTAGTACCTTTGAAGATGTACAGGAAAGAGATGCCGCACTGACTGCTGCCGCAATTATGGCACAGAACAACATATGGTACCCCTATGTTGAAATGGCTGAAGACGAACAGTTGAAAGGCCTGCCAGCACAGTTGCGTATGAATGCCATTGCCACGCATGGTGGAACTACCAAGGCACGTTTTGAAAGTTACAGTTTGGCAGCAAGTATTGTTGGCAAGTGTCACTTCTGTGTTAAGGCACACTACGACACACTCAAGAAGGAAGGCTATTCAGTAGAACAACTTCGTGACATTGGTCGTATTGCCGCAGTGGTTAATAGTGTTGCTAAAGTATTGAATAGTTAAAAATTTTGTAATCATTTTGTAATCTCTTTATGTTTAAATAATGTTGTTACACAAGGAGATTTACAGTGAACAAACTACTAGCAATTCTATTAGCCGCAGTGTCTATATCAGCACACTCGGCAGACATCACAGGAGCAGGAGCTACCTTTCCGTTCCCAATCTATGCCAAATGGGCAGAAGGATATAAGAAAGCTACTGGCAACAGTTTGAACTATCAGAGCATTGGTAGTTCAGGTGGTATTAGGCAAATCAACGCAAAGACAGTAGACTTTGGTGCAACTGATGCTCCGGTAAAAGGTGAAGACCTAGACAAGAACGGACAAGTTCAATTCCCTGCTATCATTGGCGGAACAGTTCCTGTTGTTAATTTAGATGGTATCAAGCCTGGCGAATTAAAGATTACTGGACCAGTTATGGCTGAAGTGTTCTTGGGCAACATTACCAAGTGGAATGATCCTAAATTAACAGCACTAAACCCAGGCAAGGCATTACCAGATGCACCAATCACTATTGTACATCGTGCTGATGGCTCGGGTACAACATTCAACTGGACAGACTACCTTGCTACTGTTAGTCCTGAGTGGTTGGCCCGTGTGGGTCGTGGTGCCGCAGTCAAATGGCCAGCAGCTACATCTGTGGGTGGCAAGGGCAACGAAGGTGTTGCAGCCAACGTTAACCGCATCAAAGGTTCAATCGGTTATGTAGAGTATGCTTATGTTAAGAAAAACAATATGGTATTCTTACAGCTACAAAATAAGAGTGGTAAGTTTGTTAGTCCAGATGACTTAACATTTGCCGCAGCCGCGGATGGCGCTGATTGGTTCTCAGTTCCTGGTATGGGGCTCAGCATTGTAGATCAAAAGAATCCCAACGCATGGCCAGTAAGTTCTGCCAGCTTTATCATTATGTACAAGGAGCCAAAGAACAAGGCCAACAGCGATGAAGTGCTAAAGTTCTTTGACTGGGCATTTAAGAATGGTAAGAAAGATGCCATTGACCTAGACTATGTACCGTTGCCCGATGCCTTGACCAAACAGATTCGTGAACGAGTATGGACACAGATCAAATAAGATAAGCTATATCATTACTATCTTTTAATGATTATCAGTATGTGAAACAGGGTAGTTTTACCTTATACTAACGATACATACTAATGCAGTATGTTTGTTAAAAGGAGATCTACTATGTGGACTAAACCAGAAGCAACTGAAATGCGCTACGGTTTCGAGATTACAATGTACATTGCAACTCGTTAAACTGTTAGATAATGATCGTTTTAAAAGGGCCTTTGGGCCCTTTTATTCTAATAAATAATCAATGCGAGCACAAGAAGTTACCAACGAACAACGAAAACGTAAAAAGCCTAGATCTGCGGCATATGGCCCCGGAGCATTTGGCATGTATGGAACCGATGCAGGTTACAGCGGAGATGGGGGTGTAGCAGAAGATGCTGAACCTATAGATCGTGAATTTGCATTAGTTAAAAAATTAGGTAGACTTGGTCAGCGTATTGTAGAAAATCCAAAACTTTGGGAAAAGTATTCTGACGCCATTGACAACGACGATATTGATTGGATTATTAGTTTAATACAAGAAGGCACTGGTGCCGATAAAGATGAAATAATGAATCTCAGCGACTTGTTCGGTGAAATCGGTGGCGGCCTGGGACGAATTATAGATTTTGCCTGGGCTGTGAAAGAAGGTACCTGGGAAGAAGATTTTATGAATCCATATAGACAACATAGAAGTCAAGATGTGTCGGAAGGCAAGTTTAGAGCTAACGACATAGAAGAATACAAACCCGGCAAAGAAGCATTAAATGATCTTAAGAGTAGATTCTTACCAGACTGGGAAATGCTAGATCATAAGACACTACAGGCCAAATATGTAGCTAAAGATCATAGACATGCAGAACAGTTTACAAAGTTTATTAATAAATTATCTGAACGCATGGATCACTTTGCTGAAGTAACACAAGACGTTGCAGAAATCACAGTAAAGACCACTACATTTGATGTTAAGGGTCTTACTCTATTAGACTTTCAATTGGCAATGATTGTAGATAACTTTGCCGAGAAAGCTGATATTGAACAGGTAAGAATGAGCGGAAACTTTGGCATGTATGAAAACTTTGCCGACGGCAAGAACCCGCAGGACAAAGGCGACAGTAAGCGACACGGTATCAATACCAAAGCCAGTGTAAGTTCATTACGTAAGACTGCTAAACAAGGCGGACGTAAAGGACAACTAGCACATTGGTTAGCTAATATGAAAGCAGGCAAGGCAAAGAAAAAATGAGAGCATACGAGTTCATCCGCAACAGTAGATCAAATCCTGCCAAAGAAGATTACCATCCAAACGATCCTCCACCGGGCCCAGAGTTTAAACCCAAGATGCCTGCAGGTACTGTAAGAGTAGATGTCAGTGATGTCTATGATTGGTACAAGTTAGGACAACATATTAGCAATCTTGATAGAGTAGATCCTAAAATATTTGGCAAAGGCCCACCTAGTACAATTATATCGTTTGGCGACGAAGAAACAGAGCACAAGTATATCAATGCTTTAAAGAAGCTAGGTCTTACCACTACTGATATTGATCCAGTAGATCCTAATCAACCTAAAGGTATGCCACGTCAAAAAGTTGATCCTACATTTGATGTTGAAGATTCCAATAAGCCAGAAAAGAAAAACTTTTAACTATATCTGTCAACGCAGACTGTAGGTAAGGCGTTATATATGTATACAGATAAATTTCTGTATATTAACCAAAAAAGGAAACTTTATATGAAATTAGTTGCAACTTTAATCGCTTCGTTATTTGCCGTATCTGCCTTTGCCGCTGAGCCAGCAAAGAAAGCAGAAGCCAAACCTGCTGCCGCAGCCCCTGCTCCAGCCGCTAGTGCTCCAGCCGCACCCAAAGCTGATGCCACTAAAAGTGAAGCCAAACCTGCCGCTAAAAAGGACGACAAAAAGGCTGCTGAGCCAGCTCCAGCAAAGAAGTGATATAGAAGACAGTGATACCTGCAATGGATCTGAAGATATTGAACTACATGTTGGATATCGAAGACCAGAACTAATTCGAGTAGATGTCATCGACGATGATAATGATTTGAGTGAGTATGTAAGGTTAAGACTGTTTATTGCTAGGATCAAAGCTTTAGAAGCTTACAATAGAAAATGGGCTGCTTGACAGCCCATTTTTCTTGACTGTTATATCTATATCAAGTATAATATGTTTACTTTATCCATTCTCTGGAGCATATATGATTACCCTAAAAGAGTTTCTCGAAACAATTGACTACAAAATTACCGAAGGCAGCGAGTACTACTGGAATTGCTTTGGCCCAGATGCATACAGTTTAGATCATTGGGACGGTGATCACGAAGGCTGTGCCCTGCATGTGGTCTTTGACAAGACTAGTCAAACTGTCTATACAGTAGAAGCACACGATTATACTAACCGCCGCAGTTATCGATTAATTAACAGTGAGTTCAAAGAAGCACATGACAACGAAGTTACTGCCAGAGGCATTGACGATGTGGCCTATGACGATGTTAACTATATTGATTTAGAAAGTGCAGAAGATTGGTTAGAAAAAGCCCGTGCTATCTTTCTTGGAGAAGACTACGATACTCGTGTGAGTATCCCGCTAGACATTCCCAAAGACGATCTCTACACTTATATGTTGGCTGCACATGAACGCGACATGTCACTTAATGAGTTCGTTGAAGAAGCAATTCGTAATGCTGTAAAAGAACTTGAGCAGGATCCAGAAGGTTTTAAACAACGAGCAGAGCGGTGGAAGCATGAAAAAAATATTCTATGAGAAACAGGGACGACGATACATTCCTGTGGCGGAGTATGATAACGAGCTTTTGGACTCACTGCCCAAAGGTGCTCATTTGGTTATGGTTTACCCTGGAGGTAGCTCTCGCCGTTTTAACATTGATCCTAACTATGCGGGAATGATTGCCGCAGGTCGTGTTGCTGAAGATGCTATTTGTAAAGCCATTAACAAAGCCAGTGAACTACGCCCTAAACAGACTCCTCTCACAGAAGGACAACGTCGAGCATGGCGCAAGTTAGCCAAAGAGTTTGGCGATGAACTGTGTACCCTGCACGGTGCTAGCACTCACGACATTGCCGAAGCAGGAGTTAAAGCTATGATGACCGAAGCAGATAAGCTCATGGCCAATCCTACTGTGCGTAAGTCTTTTGAAAAGTTTATCATGCTCTGCGAATTGACAAAACAGAATGAACCTCACAATTAAAAAGACTGATAAACGGCATACCGGAGGAGGGCAATGGAAGTGGCTGGTCATTGTAGAACGTAGACCTGCTGTGCCCTATGGTAGTCCTGCAATGATTCAAAAGACTCAGGATCTTAATGAGATTAGAGATTGGTGCTGGCAAACCTACGGTGCTAGCTGTGAGTTAGAATTTTGGCTGCGTGTACCTGAAGACGGACAAAAAAGAAATGAAAAGTGGTGTTGGCACACTAACTATGACAACTTTAAAATTTATCTACGCACAGATAAAGAAGTAAACTGGTTTAAGTTGAAATGGCTATAACTCAGTATGCGTGAAGTTATTATACCAGATAAGAATGCTAATGAAATTATGGAACTCGTAAAGGAGTTACGCCAGCACGGACTAATACAGGGACAGGACTTCGATTTTAAGTATCAACCCCCTGTCTGGGATGACTTCAGTGGACATGCCGTACATGAAAAACATACTGTGTTTTATTTTCATACAGAAAAGTATGCAACCTTTTTTCAATTAAAATGGTCATGAGAAAGAAGCGCCTGCTCACTGATCGTTCTGGTGATCTACAAGAACAAATAATAGCAAAACAATCAAAACGAATAGCAGACGAGGTAGATGCTGAAGTCTTACGAAACATGCTCTGTGAAATAGGGTGGCATCAAGTTATTGTTCCTCGACCTATGACCTACGAACAAAGCAATGAACTTGATCAATGGCTTCGTGATAGTATTAAAGGCCGCCATTGGGATCGAGGATTAGTATTCTTATTTGAAGAAGAACGTGATGCTATGTGGTTTAAGTTGAGGTGGCTATCATGATTAGCTTCGATGTTAAACCAAATGTTACCTATGATGTAATCTATGTTGAAGGCAATATTGCCCCTGCCCTAGAATGGTGTAATAAAACTTTTGGTCCGCCGGGTGACCGCTGGTTTATATCTAACCATAGGTTCTATTTCTTGCAGGAAAAAGATGCTATGCTATTTGAATTAAGGTGGTAATATGAAGTTCTATCAAAAGTATGACATGCAGGTATATCCAAGCCAACGCAAGATGCGTAGGATTCCTCATATGCGTAACTATACTAATCTATGGAACATAGATGTATCCGATTCGGCTGTTTATCAACATACTTTTGATGTTGAAGAAGTAGAATGTGTTGATGTAGTCATGCCTAAAGATAGACTAGAAGAATTAGAACGTATGATAGAATGGTATGAAAACAGAGAACACAAGATAAAACAACAAGCAGAAATAGTTGAGATGCTACGCAGAGATGAACGTGTACGCATAGAGTATCCTGCTGTACAAAAAGCCTATATGAAGTATCTAACCTTGTTGGAGTTATGTAGAAAATGATTTTTAAAACCTGTGAAGTAGGTATATTTAGACTGCCTGGCATAGTTATAGAGTCTGAAGAAGATGAAACTATTTCTGAAGAAGCACTTAAAGAAATGGAAGACTGGTGTAACAGCGAGTTTGGTAAAGGAATACGTATGACTGAAAGACTGTTTAGTTTTCGTAAAGAAAGTCAACGTGACTGGTTTATATTAAGATGGAGTGGAAAAGAATGACTGAAGGCGAACGAGCAGGCCGCTGGGCTATGGTATATCTCTATACGGCGTTGTTTGCTTTATGGTTTAATATTATCTGCATTGTTGGTTGGCATATCAAGGAGTGGTTTTTATGATTAAAGGAATAAATTCGAGCGGCCGTTATCTAACTGTGTCTGGCGGCACAGCATCTAACCCATACATTAGTCCGGGTAGTGTGGGTGCAGGCATGATGAGATACAATCCTAATATGAATTGTATCGAAGTTAACGACGGTAACAGTTGGCAACAGTTGGGTGTGAGTTATGCCACTGTTGAACTCAATCCAGATACTGAGGCACTATTAGAGTGGGCAAGACTAGAACGTACTAAACAACGAATCCTTGCAGAGCGCATTGAACAAAACCCTGCACTGAAGAAGGCGTATGCAGCCGTAGTTCGAGCACAGGAAAACTTTGATATCCTAGATAGGATTGTCGGAGATGATTTAGATAGAGAACTCCGCGAGATTGCGCCATAAATAGTTAATGAAGAAATTTTTACTTACATTAGTATTGTCTGCGTCTACACTATATGCAGGGGCAGCACAGAGCTCCTGGGGTCTCTATGACTATCAGCTAGGCAAGTATCAGCAGGCTGCAAACACTGATGATGTCCGCAGTATTGCCAGCATTACTAAACTGTTTACTGCTACTACTATTCTACGATCTGGGTTAGATCTCAACGAACGAGTAAAAGTCACAGGGCGCAGTGGTGGAAGATTCCCCAAAGGTACTATGGTACGCAGGATTGATCTTATGAAAGCCATGTTGATCAGTTCGGATAACCTAGCTGCCGAAACACTGGCTAACACCTACCCAGGTGGCTTTAGTGTTTTTATAACAGAAACAAATCAGTGGGTTAGAGGTTGGGGATTGATAGATACCACTATTGTCGATGCCAGCGGGCTATCCCCAGGCAATCAAAGTTCAGTTAATAATCTTGTAACTCTTATCTATAAGATTAGACAGTACCCTGAAATATTAAACATCAGTGCAGAATCTAATACAATCTTAAAAGTTAACAAAGGCAAGAAAGAAATAAAGATTCATTTAAAGAATACTAATCCAGAAGTATTTGTCTTTGATAACATTGTATTAAGTAAGACTGGCACAACCAATGCCGCAGGTAGATGTGTAGTCATGCTAGTTGAAAAAGCCAACGGCCTACACGGCATTGTTGTACTAGGCAAGCATAACTCTAAAGAAAGAAGTACATTGGCACAGGCATTGTTAAAAATAGTACCTGTATCAAATGCCAATGCCAGCCAAGATGAATACGAAATAACATTCCCTTAATGTCAGTAACTTCAATTAAATCAGATACAGGGCATCTAGGACCTACTCCTAGACAGCAGACTTATGAGAATATGGTCATTGATGGATACGCTCATAGGATCTATAATATTACTGTGCATCAGTTCACAATGGGAGATGTAGATGATTTTGAAATCTACGTAGCACAACCATTGTGGGAGTGGCAGGAAACCGAAATGGGCTCCTGGATTATGAAACACGCTGTTGAATCGCCTACATGGCATAGAATGACAGACTACACTTCTTTTGGACATCGTGTTGCAATCACAGCCAAACTCAAAGGCAAGGATCATACCTATTGGCAACTCAAATGGGGAACTGCCGCTTGACCGTTGGCTTAAAATCAGCTATAATAAAGCTATTGTAAACTTCACTACTTAAACACATGGACGCAATCATTTTTTTCTTCGTTGGGTTTCTTTGTGGTTGGTTCTGGCATGCTAGAACTATGCTTAAAAGGATCTTACAAAACCCTCAAGAGATGATTACTCTTTTGGAAAAGTACAAAGTTGAAAACGACAAAGTACAGACAACAGTCGGCGACAGCATCCGCCCTGTTAAAGTAGAGAAACATGGTGAACAGTTTTATCTCTATGCTGACGACAATGGCGAGTTTCTAGCACAGGGCAGTTCTATGGAAGAAGCCCTAGACATCATTGCCAAACGATTCCCAGATCAAAACTTCCGTGGCCTGATTCCAAAAGACCAAGCTGAGAAGATGGGTTTGAGCAAACAAAGTTAAATTAGTCAACCGTTTTGCTTGACCTAGTTCTTGTATTGTTTTATAATAATAGAACGTTAGCAATTAAAGCTAACACTAACAAGGAAACTAAAATTATGATTAAGCATTTCAATCCAGAAACAAAGACATTCAAGTTGTTCAACGCCCTGTACAAGGGTGACGCTGTTACAGCTAGCCAAGCAGAAAAGCGTTTTGGCATCAAGAACATCTCAGCAGAAGTAAGCCGCATCCGTCAAAACGGTTATGCAGTTTACACTAACAGCCGTACCGCTGGTAACGGTGTTAAAGTTACCGAGTATGTTATTGGCAAGCCAAGCCGCAAGTTAGTTGCCGCTGGTTACAAAGCAATGGCACTCGGCCTTGTTGACTAATCTCAACTAGCTCTAGCCAAGCCCCGCAAGGGGCTTTTTTTATGACTATAAATACCCAGTGAGGTAAGTTATGAAAGTTCTTGTCACTGGCCCTAATGGCTTTATTGGTCGTAACATGATTAGTTGGTTACACCACAACGAATATCAAGTAGATGGTTGGGATTGGGATCCTAAAGATTTTCCCGATGTACGAGACTATGACTGGGTAATACATCTAGGCGCAATTGCCGATATGCGAGAAAACAGCATAGATAAAGTTCTTACACAAAATTTAGACTTTAGTCAACGACTATTTGAAGAATGTCAATATCACGGCGTGCATCTACAGTATGCTAGTTCTAGCTCTGTATACGGTAATACCAAAGACTTTTCAGAGTATGCAGAGTGCTACCCACAGACTGTATATGCGTGGAGCAAGTATCTGTTTGATCGCTGGGTGTTTAATCAAAAGCCTACTATAATGGTACAGGGCTTTCGTTACTTCAATGTCTACGGCAAATGGATGCACCTGCGTGGTAGTCGTGCTAATGCTATCTATAAATGGCGTCAGCAGGCTCGCAAGCAGGGCTACATAGAAGTATGGGAAGGTGCTGAAAACATCTTTAGAGACTGGACTTGGGTAGGTGATGTATGTCGCTTACACACAGACTTTATAGAGCAGGTAAAAGGCAGCGGAATATGGAATGTAGGCTCAGGTCTACCGCACTCATTTCTAGACATTGCTGAAACTATTGCTGAACAGGAAGGCGTAGAAATACAAAGAATTCCTATTCCAGAAGAAGAAAAAACACGTATGCGAGTTAAAACCTGTGCAAATTTAGAAAAATTAAAGTCTACAATAGGAAAAAGACCCTGGCTAAATGTTTATGAATGGCTTGATCTAGAAAGCTAATAAATATATACATGAAAGTCCACGAAATTATTTCAGAAGTAAAAGCCGGCAGAGATCTTTGTTTAAGCACTAAACCTAACAGTGAATTAGGTGCTAGCCAGTTGGCCAGCTGTAAATCACAGGGCCTACGTGCTAGAGAAGGCAACAAAAGCCATAAAATGGGTAAAAGTCCAAAGAGCCGTATGGTCATGGGCGGCCACAAAGTCAAAGGTAAAAAGTACGGTGGCAAGATCCCAGACTGGGGTACCCGTAAATGAGATTTAACGAATTTAAATTAACAGAAGCAAAGTCTAACGACTTCTACACAGTGGGCGACAGTCATGCTAAAGGTGTAGGCACAGCTTCACGTTTAAGTGCTGCAACTAATCTAGCTGTTGACGGAGCGGCTGCTCACGGCAGAGGTAGAGGCCGTGAAATGTTGGCAAACATTGTTAAAATCCCCAAAGGTGCTAACGTATTGATTTCTGTTGGGGCGAATGACACGGCTGATGTAGTAAAACAGAATGTAGACAGTCAAGGTAAAACAAGACTACCACCTGTAAGCAAGATTGTAGGTGATGTGATGAAAGTAGTTAACGCTGTTAAAGAGCAAAGCCCAAATAAAATTGTGTTTATGTTATTTCCCAACGGCGACAACAAGAAAACAAAATACTATGCTGGGGACTATCAAAAAGAAGTACGAGATGCACTTAAAAGTGCAGTAGGTGTTAAAGTCATTGACTACGACGGAAGTCCAATGCAGAACGATGGTATACATTATCAATTTGATGTTTATAAGAAAGCAGGCACAGATGCTAGAAAAGAATTTGGTGTTCCGGCTCCTGTAGGCAATCCAGATGCAAACCCAGCTGTAGTTCCAACCAAAGAAAAACCTGGCGACACAGTATCGAATACAGGATCGAATACACAATCGAATACACAATCGAATACAGGATCGAATACAGCATCACAGGAAAATAAACCTAATCTTAATGATCCTAGGGTCGCTGGAATGTTCAAAGGTAACGCTCCTAAAGACAATGATAAAGACATAACTGTTGATCTTTCTGTGGGCCCTGGAAAGAACTATTACAATCCAAAAGGAATTAAACAAACATCGCCAAATACAGTCACACCTGGCAGTGATAGCGGATCTAATACAACGTCTCCGGTTGTAGTCGCTCCTGGTACTAACACTAACAAAGACCCAGGGGCATCTAATACAAAACCACCTGTGGTGACAGCACCGCCGGCTAATCAAGATAAAAAAGACAATAACAGCGAAAGGATTGGAAATTTACCAACGATTTACCAACGCTCTGTGACATCAGGACAAATTGGTCAAGTGCTTGATCTACTTGCTTCATGTGAAAGTAATGGTTATTATAATATTGTATTCCGTAAAGGTAAAGTAAACAAACGTATCAACGGATTAGAAAACGCTACCATAGCAGCCGTTATGACATTCCAAGTAGAACTTAAGAAACAAAACGGTGCAAGGGGCAGCGATGCTGTAGGACGATATCAGTATGTCGGCGGCACCCTTAAAGAAATGGTTGAGATTATGGGGTTGAATAAAACAGTTACAAGATTTAGTCCAGAGACACAGGACTCTATTGCAACCGCTGACATGCGTCGACGCTGTGATCTAGACAAATGGCTTGCTGGCAGTATATCTCATATAGATTTCCTAGAAAAATTATCTAGAGTTTGGGCAGGTTTGCCATGTCCTAGTAACGGTGGAAAAAGTTATCACCGATACGATACAGCACAGACTACTTTAGCCATAGCATTAGATGCACTTAAAAAAATACGTGAAAGAAAATGAATCTCATAGGAAAATTATTAATAGCCCCTCCTACTGTCAAAGGAAACTTTTGGCAAAAATCTGTAGTATACGTTACTGAACACCATGCAAGAGCCAGTGTTGGACTGGTAATCAATAGACGCAGTCAAGTTTCAATTAAAGAGTTTTCAAAACAGGCTAATGTACATTTAGACATGACTGGCTATATGTACATCGGCGGACCTGTTAACACCAAAGCAATGACCATGCTACACACTTCAGAATGGAGTTGCGATAACACTATGCAGATCAATGATGAATTCAGTCTGAGTTCTTCTGTGGATATCTTTAATCAATTGGCCATGGGCAACATTCCTAAAAAATGGAGATTGTTTGTTGGCCTCTGTGGTTGGAATCCAAATCAATTAGAAAATGAAGTACGTGGAACACACGGCTATGAGCACAACAACAGTTGGCTGCTCTGTGCCGCAGACCCTAGTCTAGTATTTGGCTATGAACAGCAACAACAATGGTCAGAGTCAGTTGAGCGCAGTGGTCAGGAATTTGTTCAAAATATACTTGCATAATAAGTGTTTTGAATATATAATAGCATATCTCAACTTAAATAATATGGATATCCAAAATGAGCGACACATTGCTACTCAACGCCGACGGCGCACCAGTAAGCTTCTTGCCGCTATCAGTCATTGATTGGCAGGAAGCAATTAAGTATATGGTTTTAGAAAAAGCCAGTGTAATCGCTTTCCATCAAGATTGGGTAGTCCATTCAGCTCGCTGGGAAACACAGGTCCCAAGTATTCTTATTCTCAAAGAATACATGAAGCCAAAGTCCACAGTTCGTTTCTCAAAAAGCAATGTTTTCCTACGTGACAGCTATGTCTGCCAATACTGTGAAAAGAGTCTAACTAAAAAAGACTGTACTCTAGATCATGTGTTGCCGGTAAGCCACGGTGGCAAAACTACGTTTGAAAATACTGTTACAGCCTGCGGTACATGCAATGCTACCAAAGGCAACAACAAGAAGATCCGTCCTAAAATCAAGCCCTATAAGCCTGATTACTACGAACTGGTTAACAAGCGTAAGCGTATACCGTTTAATGTAAGAGATCCTGAATGGTTGGAGTATATTCAAATATGAAAAAGTTCTTATGGAAAATCCTAGGCTTCTTAAGCCTAGGTATGGCCTATATAGGGGTTGTCACACCCGGCATCCCCTACAGTCCATTTGTTGTGTTTGCAGCCTATTGCTTTGCCAAAGGTTCACCAAAGATGCATGCCTGGTTGTACAATCACAAACTGTTTGGCCCTTTCCTAACCAACTGGGGTGAGAAGCGAGTTTTCCCACAGAAGATGAAATACTTCATGCTAGCCATGATGTCATTGAGTCTAGTGCTGATGTACACTGGCGGAGTTAAACCTATAGGCATTATCAGTACTGCTGTGTTTATGGCATTAGTTGCTGTGTGGGCTTGGCGCTATCCTAGTTCAGTAGAAGAGCATGATCGTCGCATTGCCGAAGGCCGCAAAGTAGGTTGGTTTAACAATAGCTTCTAAACTAAATAGTAGTACTTAATTGGAGTACTAGATGAAGAAATTTTTATTATTATTGCTGGCTGTGCCGTTGCTGGCCTTTGCACAAAAAACACCACAGGGGGTAACCTATGACGCACAGATCGTTCGCATCAATGATGGCGATACTGTAGTTATAGCCGCACCGTTTTTACCTGCTCCGCTCAAGCCAGAGTTGGCTGTTAGAGTCTTCGGAGTGGACACTCCAGAAAAAGGTTTTAGAGCTCAATGTCCAAGCGAAGATCAGCGAGGACAAATGGCCACAGCCTTTACCAAACAAGCTATCGCTTCGAGTCAAAAGCGTCAAGTCATCCTATACGGCTGGGACAAGTTCGGTGGTCGTGTTCTTGGTGATATTATTTTAGACGGAAAGAGTCTACGATCTGCACTGATTGCCAACGGGTTCGCTCGTGAGTACTTTGGTGAAGCTAAACAAAGCTGGTGTAATTAAACCCCAATTGCTTTTAAAGCATTAACTAAATCTTCAATCATACCATCATCATGTAACGGAGTAGGTGCAAAGCGTAACCGCTCCGTTCCCACATCTACTGTAGGATAGTTGATTGGCTGAACATAGATATTATGTTCGTTGAGTAATGCATCGCTCATTGCCTTACACTTCTTTGCATCGCCTATCAGCACAGGAACTATGTGTGTAGTAGAGCAATCCATAAATGGTAAACTGTTTTTAATTAAACTGTCTTTTAGTTTCTGAGCCTGTTGCTGATGCCGTTCACGCAGTTCTGGATGTGCTTTAAGGTACTTAACCGCAGCCATAGCACCTGCACAGGTAACAGGACTCATACTTGTCGTAAAGATAAAGCCAGCAGCAATACTACGAACAGCATCAATGATTACACTATCGGCAGCAATATAACCACCTTGGACTCCAAACGCTTTGCCTAGAGTGCCGTTGACTATGTCCACTCTATCTTGTAAGCCTAGTTCTTCTACCTTACCACCGCCATGAGCTCCGTAGAGTCCTACTGCGTGTACTTCATCAATGTATGTTATAGCACCGTACTTGTCTGCTAGATCGCATATTTCTTTAATTAATCCTACATCACCGTCCATACTGTATACACTTTCAAATACAATACAAGGTGTCTCTCCTGCACTTCTCACAGAAGACAGTATAGTTTCTAGATTAGCTAAATCGTTGTGTTTAAAGACAGTTTTTGCTGCTCGGCTATGACCAATGCCTATGATCAAACTGTTGTGATTGTTGCTGTCGCTGACAAAATGTATATTAGGAATGATCTTTGATAGAGCAATCAGTGTCCATTCGTTGGCCACATACGCTGAACTAAACAGCAGAGCTTTTTCTTTCTTGTGCAGAGTTGCTAGTTCATACTCTAGGGCTACGTGGTAGTGGCTAGTACCACCAATGTTGCGTGTACCACCAGACCCTGTGCCTGTATGGTCAAGTGCGGTGTGCATGGCATCAATTACCACTTTGTGCTGTCCCATACCTAGATAGTCGTTACTGCACCAGTTAACAATGTTTTTAATAGCATAAGGACCGTACCAAATTGCATTAGGAAACTTGCCGTTTTCTCGCACAATATCATTAAAAACGCGGTACTTGCCGTTAGATTTGAATTCTTTTATTAGATCTTCGAATGGCTGTTTGTTTATCATAGTAGCTTACTTATCACTAAATATAGAATACGGGAACCAAAACATGAGAGCAGCAGAGTTTATTATCAAAGAAGCAGAAGCCAGCGATGCTGAATTAAAGCAACGCTACGGCGATTTTGACCCTGAAGACAAGCCCATGCTGCCAACTACAAAATTAGGCGGTGCACCAGCTCCTACCCTATGGACAGCCTATGCAGCCATCGAAAATATACTGGGTCGTCGAAGAGTCACAGACGATGAAGATAGTATAGAACCAGGGATGTATTACGTGTATCAAAGTGATGGACCTCCAATGTTTAGAGATACTAACGATTCAGGCCCTGGCGGCAGTATTAATATTCCTAATCTTGAGAGCAAAGCAGCAAGAGATGTGGCCATGGCGGTACACGAAGCATGCCATGCCTATGTACACGACAAGATCAAAGGCAAGGGTGCTATGTACTCTAACGAAAAGATCATTAATAACCTAGCAGAAAAATGGCTACGTAATCATTTAACTGGTACAGCATTGCATGTAGCACTGGAAACAATCACAGGCAGTAGAATAAGCTACGGCGCAGACTATCTACCTAAAACTAGAAAAACGGATGACATATGAGAGCAGCAGAAATATTAAGAAAATTAGCAGACATTATAGATCAAGTAGATCAGCCTGACAGCACAGACGGACAAATGAGCCCGTTGACCAAAGGCGACGACATCAACAGATTTAGACAAATTGCAGGACTTGAACCCAGAGACGAGTCTGCTGAGTTTGCCAACGAGCCCAACGAAGAATATGCAGGCATTGAAGCTGTTACCACAGATGCTGGCGGTGGCGTCAACGGGCCCAAACATCCACATGATCTGCGTGTAAAAGATCCTAGTGCTTATCCTAATCAACAGGAGTATTGATATGTCAGCAAATGGAATTGCACACCTAACCACAAGACAAGACAGACAAGATGCTAAACTGGCCATTGCTGAAGCAAAGCGACAGGGCAAGGTAGTAGCAGAGGACGGAACTATAACTGGATCAGTAGACCCTACTGTACCTTGGTACAGAGCTAACAATGTGTTAGATAAAAACTTGCTGCCAAATCCTTACAATGCCAATGATGTTGCACCTGATGATGGTGCTTCAACACTAACTACTGGACGTCCTTGGACAACTTAATTTATGGCTTCAATACCTCAGAGTAACTACGAACACGATAGTAAGAACTACCACCTAAACGATATACACCAAGCAATGGAGTACAATGCTCTAGGGCAACCTGTGCTTCGTGCCAATGTTAACCTAGTAGGCTCAGGCGAAGGTTCCGGAGTTAGTTCCAGCATAGACAGCAAAGGTCGTCTCAAAGTACAGACACAGCAAACTATATTCTTCAACACATTCCAGTATGGTAAAGAAACTGATGTCTGGGATGAGAGCGCAGTCAACGGCGCTTCCGCAGTGTTTGACACTTCATTTAGTCAAATACGTATGCAAGTGACAAATCAAACAGGATCTACGGTTATACGACAAACTCGTAACGTTCAGCGTTATACTCCGGGCCGCACACAGACTATAGCATTCGCTGTTAGATTACAAACACCAGCAACTGGCATTCGTCGTAGGTTTGGTATGTTTGACGGCAATGACGGATTTTTCTTTGAGGATTGTGGAACTGTTGATCCTGACACAGGTGAGCCACAGTATGCCTGTGTGATTATCAACAGTGACGGCGCCACTCCCACAGTGGAAAGAATATATCGCAAAGACTGGAACGGCGATAAACTTGATGGTAACGGTCCAAGTGGTTTTACAGCAAACCCTCAAGCACAGCAGTTAGTCATGATGGATTACGAATGGTATGGTGCTGGACAAGTATCGTTTATGTTTGTGATCAACGGCTTGCCCAGAGTTATACACACCTTTAACCACGGTAATAGACTACAGAGTCCTTGGGCGAAAACTCCATTCTTGCCCATCAGGCTGGAGATAGAAAATCTCACTGGAGCCGCGGGCACACACTATCTATGGCAAGGATCCAACAGTATTCTAGCAGAAGGTAGTGTTGAAAAACTAGGCATCGCTGAAAGCATACTAACACCGTTGACTGGCGTCAACATGCCCAGTTCCAACACATTCTATCCCATAGTCAGTATTAGAATAAAAAACACAGCATTGACGGGCATTGTCTTACCTACTTACTTCCAAGCAAGCACCCTGGACAACACTGACATTTACTACAAACTTATACGCAACGCTACAGTGAATGGCACGTGGGTGGATCATCCAGATCCCAATGCCTTCACACAGTACAACTATACTTCAACAGGTGCTATCACAGACGGTGTTGAACTGTCAGCAGGTATGATTACTTCGGGCGCAGGTGCCGGACAGATTAGAGTGGACACTGACACAGTTTATCAACTTGGGCGAAGTAGTTTAGGCACAGTCAGCGACACCTTGACCCTAGCCATCGCTGCCAAGAATGCCAACAAGAATGCTGTGGCCACACTGACTTGGATCGAACAGAGATGACCTACAGAAAGTATATCCGCATAGTAGAAGCAGCCAACAAGGGCTGTCCCATTGCTACCTACGACATAGACGTCAACCTAAAGAATCGTCAGAAGGCCATTGATGCATATCACTACGGTCCTGCTAATCCTGAGGAGCCAGAATCATATTGGAAGGATGCTGCTGATCGTTGGGATATTACAGAGAAAACTGCTCGTACTATGAAGTGCGGTAACTGTGCGGCATTTGATGTCAGTGACAAAATGTGGGCATGTATAGAAGCGGGTATCAAAGGCGATGAAAAAGACGCAGATGCTATGGCTTCAATACACAAGGCTGATTTAGGTTATTGTAACTTCCTGCATTTTAAATGTGCAGGCACACGTAGTTGTACAGCCTGGGTCACAGGCGGCAGCATAGACAACAAAGACAGAACACACAAGTAAATTCAAATTAATATCAAATGTTTAAAAGACATGATTTGCATTTAGTATCAAACCCAACATGCTCTAGGGCAATTAAAGATCTTGTTGCTAGAGATTTTCAATTCTATGACAAAGACGGATTTGAACTTAACATAGCAGAACGCAAATTCTATTCTGCAATGGGACATCCTATCGAGCATGAAATTTTAAATCACTGCTGTTGGCAAGAGCCCTGGTTTGAATTAACAGATTCCGAATCTTCTTTGATTTTAGATCATTCAATGTTTCTCTGTAGATGTAACTACTCAGGTGAAGCGTTGGATCAATTGCTGGAATTAAAAACTACCGTTCCATTGGCCGCATATCTAGTTCAAACAAAGATTAAGTGGGGATTTGATTTTGCGTTAGATGCAAACATCGATGGTAACCTCTTTGAAGTGCTACACATAGAATACGATGATCAAGACTACGAAACATTCAAAAATAGAATGCTTACCTTTGACTTTACTGTTCGCCACACTGACTGGATTGATGCTGCTAGAAAAATATGGCAGCATAGACATGAGTGGGAACATCTAAAAGGATTTGATCAAAACAACTGGAAATCTAAATTTCTCATAGGTTGGAACAAATCTGAGTACACAGAAAAAAGTGTATGATAAAAAAAGGCCCGGAAAGGGCCTTTTTTGTTAATATAACAAATTGCTCTATGAGCGTAATATAATTTACTGTAATGTAATATTTATTTCTTTACGCTGCTATTGACAAATGAGTACATTTTCTCAGCAGTCTCAAGAACCTTTTCAAGTCCTGGATGCTCTGGCATGCCAACTGTGGTAACAATCTGTCCAGTCTTTTCATCGCGTTGTGCAGTCATTTCCCAACCTTGGAACTTAACGTGAAAATCATCACTGATAAGATCTTTGGCCATCTTTAGGATGTCTGTACGGATTTCATAGCCGTTCTTGTTAAATTTAACTTCTGGTAATTTTGGTGTAAAATCTGACATATTATTCTCCTTATGTGTGTATGTCTATGAGCCTTTAGGCGGCTCCGTCCTTCTTTGGAAACAGTACTTTAGATACTGATTCTACAGAATACTTGGTCATGTCAATGGTGTTGTTAACAGCCATTTTAGCGAATTGAGTTTGTGCATCAATATAGGCGTGTGCAGCCTTATTCAATGCTGGGTCTTTGAATACTTGATCAGTTACTAGCTTTTTAGTGCTTTGAAAAGATTCAATAAAAAAGTGTGGTGTAAACATATTTGTCTCCTGTGTGTAAAGTATGTGTTATTATATATATCTTTTTTAGAAATAGCAATAGAAAATAATGATCATTTCACCATTAACGCTTTTGCTTCTTCATATCGTCCTATGCGAGCTAATGCGCATGCCGCTCTGGTTTGTCCAATTGATAGGCAAATGTTGTACAATGTATTTAAAAAGTTTTTCATAGATAAGTTTCCTTGTGAGAATTAAATTGTCGGATATAGTTTTCCAACTGTGCGGCATCGGTAATGCCTTTGGTGTTTAGATAAGCGTCTAAACGGCTTTGGTAACTAGAACCTGGAAACATTTCGCTCAAACGTTCCATGATCCTAATCATTTGCTCTGATATGAATTTCATGTTATAATCCTAGTGTAAGTGTGTGCAGATACTCATGGTTTCTACTAATATATTTAGCAAAATGTTATTGCCCTGCACAAAAAACATTTGATTCTTTAAAAAGGTTAAATATAACAAAGGATTATAGGTAAAAATGCGTAAAAGTACCAGATCGATTCTGCAGGAATTAAGTGATTTAGGCATAAATCGTAACAAGGACTTGGTTATAGAAAGCCGAGGTACCAACCTTATCGAAAGTGCTGTCAATCTATTGACTATGATTCGCGAGAATTACGATTTAGAAACAGCAGCTGAATTAGAAAGGCGTTTCCTTAACGCTATACGAACAGGCGAGCCAGCTAAATTTAAGCGCGGCATCAAAAAAATACAGGAAAATAAAGACAATGGCTGAAAAAGGCAGTAGAGTCTTTGGTGATACTGTGCCCTTCCAAAAGAAGTACGCAGACGAGATAAAGGCTAAAATGGACAAGTACCTAGGTAAAATAGGTTTACAATCTGTTGGCGTTGGATCAACTGCTGATCCCGACAAAGATCCAGAAGAAACAGCCAGTGACCTAGATACCATGGTAGATCTTGATGACATCATCCAAGCACTTAATCCGCAGGTAGATCAGTCAGACAAGAAAGACAGCATTGAAAAAGCAGCTCGCCGAGCATTATCTAGTGCAATACAACAAATGGGTCTACAGACCAGCCAAGCAGGTGTAAACGTATTTGTACGTATGCCCTTTGGTCCTAATGCACATCAAGTTGATTTAGAGTGCATACGCAAAGTACCTAAAGTAAGTCGTTACCATCAGCACAAAATTCCCAAAGGCAGTCCCTACAAGGGAGTAAACAAACAGCTGATGATTGCTAGCCTAGCCAAACAAAAAGGCTATGTGTATAGTGCATGGGAAGGACTGTATGTTCGTACTCCTGAAAATAAAAAGGGAGACCTAGTAGCAGATGACTGGGATGAAATGGCCAAAGTGCTATTAGGTCCAACTGCTGACGGCAATAATCTTTCCAGCGTAGAAGCAATAATGAAGAGCCTTCCAGCTGATCAAGCTGAAGCTCTGTTGGCCCATGTAAGACAAGATAAGAACTGGGCGGAGAAACAAGCACAGCCCAAGGTTAATACTACTGAGTGGTTTAAAAACATGTTAGGCAGAATAGAATGAGAGCCAGAGAATTTTTACGCGAAGCAGAAGCTGCCACAGTTAAGAAGCTAGGTCGTGCATTCAACCATTTAGAAGATCTAGTATTCTTCTATGGCAGTAAAGGTACACTAGAGTCATTACAACATCTACGAGAAATTGCATCAGAAGAAGGCAGTAAGACTGTGCGTATGAAGTGGGACGGTAATCCGCAGATCTATTGGGGCCGTGCTGCAAAAAATGGACCACTAGTACTGGCAGGACACAACGGTTGGAGTAGAGGTGCAGTCACAGATAACCCACGAGAGCTCTATGACTTCATAGCTAACAAGAGCGGCACTCCTAAAACTCCAGAAGAGAAAAAACAACGAGATGCTTTCGCCAAACAGTTTGCCAGTCTATATCCATTGTTTGATCGTGCCACACCTAAAGACTTTGTTGGCTATGTTTATGCTGACGGGCTGTTCCTACAGCGTCCGCAGGTAGACCAACAAGGTGTTTATAATTTTTGTCCTAACCCAAAAAGCAAAACCTGTTATCATGTACGAGCAGACAGCCAACTAGGGCAACAAATTGGTCAGGCACAGGTTATGGTTGTGGGACATGCTTACTTCTCAGAGTTTGGCATGGACGACAGCGACCAGGAGCCCATGGACGACTTCAGCATGTTTAACACTACTCCTGCTCTAATAGTACAAGGACCTGTGTATAACAGTACGCCAGTTAATCTTGCCAGCGATAGCATAGCTGAAGTAGAAACGTTCCTTACCAAGAACGCTGGTCAAATAGACAGCTTCTTGCAAAACACTCCAGGGCTTGGCGATCTTAAAAATATATTGTATACCTATGTAAATCAAACTGCCAAAGTTAGGGCACTTGATCAATTAGGTCCGCAGCACTTTTTCAATTGGATGACCACAAGCAAGGTCAGTACCAACAAGCAGACTAAAATAAAAGAGCTGGCACAGCAACATCAGAATGCTCTTGACTCTATCTTTACATTGGTTAGAATGATCATGGATCTCAAAGACGATGTGATCAACCAAATAGAATCAGGTGAAAAGGGAGAGATCTGGGACACTGAAGGCGAAGGCCGTGTTCGTTATGCTGGGCAGGGCAAGCAGTTCGGTAATGTTAAGCTAGTGCCTAGAAAGCGTTGGACTCCTACATAATGTTTACAGATATAGAATTAGCCACAATGAACGGTGGCCATGCTCTTTATACTCCTGCTAAAGGTAAGATGAGCTTTATCAAAGAACTCAAAGAAGCTAGACTGCTGTACAGTTTAGATGATCTCAAGAGCAGTTACTCCGACACATGTGAAAACTTATACCTAGCCCTGTTAGCTTTAGAGCTCACGGCACATTGTAAAGAAACACAGAGCTTTGCTAAAAAGTATGCCAGCGAAACTGTCAAGTGGGGCGTAGAGTACAGAGAGTTTAGATCCAGTGCCAACGACCTCTACAACTTCATTTATCTTGTACAGGCAGAACCTAGCAAAGTAGAAAAAATATTTAAAAGTGAAGATGCTAGAAAGCTGCGAGAAAAAACGCAGTTACCTTTGATGCAGCTCAACGGATATCTTACCAGTCTTACTACGCCCAACAACAGAGATATCTATTTCCTCATGCGTGTTGAACAGGCATTATCTATTAAGAATTCAAACTCTAAAGAAATACGCAGACTATTAAGCTATAAAAACCCCACAGACAGCGATGTAAAACAGCTGGCCTATAGGATCCTTAATGAGTTTAGAAACAGACTATCGCAGTTTGATCTACTACCCGACCTAGAGCGTCAATTAAGCAAGAATCTTACTTTTGATCGCTGATTTTGTCTATTTGAGCCCAATTTTTTTCAGTTGGTATAAATAATATTACAAAGGCCACAGAGTCGTGGTCTAAAGCATAAATCAGAGGAGATTTTATTATGCCAGATATTTCAAGCGTAGTAGTTGGTTCAACAACAGTTGGTGCTAACTATCTTAAAGCCGTACAAAGCCCAGGCGCTGCATTAGGTGGTTTAACAGCCAGCGACACAGTACCATTGTTAACATTCAGCACACCAAATTTACGTCTATTCAGAGTTTCTCTTGCAGGCGTAGATCTAACAGCTACTCCAGGTGCTGCAAACAGCGCATGGTCTAAAGCTGTTCGCGCACTACAAGTAACTAGTGAACTATTTGCTGTATTTGCACCAGAGTATGACACAGTTACAGAAGGTGCTAGCACATTCTGCTATATGGCTCCAGACTTCAACACAAACGTTGGTCCAGCTACAAACAGCAACCCATTGAGCACTCCGCTATTCACAACAGTTGAGACAGCTATTAATGATGCAACTGGTGGTACAGCTACCGTTAGCTATGTAGCCTTAACAGGTGTAGCAGTAGCTTAATTCTTTATCAAACGGGATGGGAAGGGGCCCTAGTTTTTACTAGGGCTTTTTTACGACTATTAAATACAGCATGAAAGACGAAACTTTAAAATTACTTAATATTCATAAGAAACATGTTACTATTACATCTGAGTTAATAGAACGTGTTTTAAAACTTAAAGACTATCATCCTAGTAGACAAATGACCAACAGAGGAGGATGGCGATCTGATAAGTTTATCGATGAAGAACTATGGATTAAAGAATTGCGAGAATACATAGAAGAACTGTGCGAATCTGCTACTCGTAGATTTTGGATTAATATTAACGGCAAAGGACACTGGAACGAATGGCATACGCACGAATACGCAAGATACGGTATTGTATTTTACCTACAAGTTCCCCAAGACTCTGGAGACATAGTTTTTAGAAAAGATGACATAGAATACCCGCTAACTCCTTATCCAGGTTTGTTGTTAATGATTCCTGGAAGATTAGAGCATAAAGTATTACCTAATAATAGCGAAGAAAATCGTATAAGCATTGCTGCAAACCTAGAAAAATTAGTAGACCCTTTGAGCCCATATTAAATAATCCATGCAATATAAACTATATACACTAGTTGACATAACTAACACCGGACAATATAGATTTGAAGACGGCAAAGAAGATCTTTGGAAAAAAGAACAGAACTTCAATACTCTACTGTTTACACTAGGGCTACGGTCAAACATAACATATACAACAAAACCGCAGAGACTAGAAGTAGGCGGCCGCCTCATAGGCTTTGACACTGATGAGATCATACGAGTTTGGCGGTTTGACTGGTCTACAGAGGGTGATTATTATACCGTAGATGATGATAATATTGGTTACCTAAAACAGGACTTCCATCTGGTGCCCTATATTGAAGGGTTAGATGAAGCAATGGAGCAGAGGCACCGTGTGTTCTGTACCCAGGATCCAGGCAAGAATATTGTTTTCTTTTTGAAACAATAAATAAAGAGTAGGCTCATATATAGGCGATAGTTAAAGGCACATGTCCGGAAGGAACTTGACCAACAGGAGACCCGCCTATATGGCAACCACAGCAGAACGTTTGGGCATTGTAGAAACCAAAGTCCATAATTTAGATGAAAAAATTGATCATCTAAAATCAGATGTTAGAGATGTACACGACTGTTTAGATCGTACTGGTGACGAGCTTAAACAACAGTTGCAGACCATGCACGACGATTCCTGCAGACAGCACAATGAGCTGGCTGGGAAGATCAGTGAGTTAGAAAAATTTAGATTAAAATGGACATATATGATTGCAGGTGCTATTGCTGTGCTGGGAATTATGTCAGGCCACTTTGAGAAAATAGAAACTTTTTTTAAGTAATGTACAATGTATCTACGAGAATTTACCCAAGAAGGAATTGTTGATGCCGCAGTCCAATTTCATAGAGAGCTAAACCCTAAACTATGGAATGGTAAAGTACTCAAACCAATAGTAAGATACAAACTTTTAGAAATCGCTAGACATTTTATTGAATTCATAGACATACCTAATCTACGTTTGAAAGACGTTACTATATCAGGTAGTAACGCAGCCTACAGTTATACATCACAGAGCGATATAGATCTACACCTAGTAGTTGATGTTCCTGAACAACAGGAAAAACTACTAAAACCTCTATACGATGCTAAAAAGAATCAATACAACTACAATCACGATATTAAAATCAAAGATATAGATGTAGAGTTATATGTACAGCCCAGTGTAGACAAACATCACAGTCTGGGCATTTTCAGTGTACTAGATAACAAATGGATATCAGAGCCTACCATGGGCTCAGTAAAGATCAACGACAGCGATGTGCAGTTAAAAGTTGACAATTATTTAAATAAAATAATGCAGGCACTGACCAGTGATGAACTGGCCACTGCAAAAGATATACAGCAAGAAATAAGCAAGATAAGACAAGCTGGTCTAGAGCAAGGTGGAGAATTTAGCATTGAGAACGTAGCCTATAAGGTTTTACGTGCTAAAGGATTCATCGAGCAACTGCGCCAGCATATATACAAGTTACAAGACAAAGAGCTGAGTCTCGGAGAACAAAAATGAAACGCAATGAAATCATAGAAGGCCTACGCGATCCCAAAGATAATCCCTGTTGGAAGGGCTACAAGCCTGTAGGTACTAAAAAGAAAGGCGGCAAGACTGTGCCTAACTGTGTGCCAAACGAGGGAGTAGAAGAAGGGCGATATGATCGTCGAGATGCTTACCAACGTGATTATGATTCGAGCATTTCAGGAATGGATGGCAGCGATCGTCGCGAATTCAAACGCCGTGAAATGGAACACGAATTAGGACACGAGACTAACAACTATGCTGTGGCCATTGACGGACGTACATGGAAAGTGTTTGCCAGCAAGAATCATGCGCAGGCAGTGGCCCGTTCTTTGCAAAACAAAGGCAAGAATGCCACAGTACATGAAACAGGCGCTGAGCCAACAAATGAAGCTGTTAAAAAAGAAGCACCTAAACCTCGTAACTTCGTAGCCAAGAACGCTAAAATGGGCGGCGCCGGACAGCACAAAGATAAAAAGAAAGCTGAAAAACAAGGCGATGCTAAACATAAAAAGCCTTACTATGAGCAGAACTATACAGCCGACGAAATGGTAGATATTCTTTCTGGAAAGAAAACACAAGCACAGGTAGATGCAGAAAGAAAAACAAAGCCGCAGACAGCTCCGCAGGGTCAAGCACCGCAACAACCTAAAGCACCTAAAGCACCCGCAGTACCAGTAGCGCCTGCTAGAGAAGCATCGGGCGAACTTAAGGTACAGAAAGACGATGACAAAGCCACTGTGTTGCTTAATCCAGCAACTGGAGTTCAAACACAGATTGACAAAACAAATCCTAACTCTCCAAGACTAACACAAGACCCTACAGGTAAACTTAAACTTACTGCTCCACAAGGAGCACAGTCTGGCGGACTAGCACAGAAACCAAATCTTGCTGGTAAGAGCGTTGAAATAGAAGCTCCTCCGATGGAGGCGCATCAAGAAAAACGGCAATCAACTCCGCAGGCTCCAGTAAGAAATCCGAATATGACTCAGCAGACACAGGATAGATTGGGAATATCGTTGGACAGTCAAGGACGAACGGCTCCCGGAGCCAATTTGGCAAGACCCGCTGGACCACAACAGGGCGAAGTTGGCTCGGAACTAGCCCGTCTCAGCGGCGGTGAATTTGCTACCCGGGCTGACAGATTGAATAAGGCCAAAGTTGATGCTATATTGCAAGGACAATTAAGATTGGGCCCCGGATACGAGGCTGGCAGTGCTGCTGCCAACAGGGAGCTACTCAATTTTTTCCGCCGCAAAGAGGTAGTAGACAAAAATTTAGCTTGGTCCCTGGCATTGTCTAGGAAAGAGCGCGAACGTATTGAAGCTGAGAAAGACAAATCCACCAAGACTTTACCCGAAGATAAAAATCAATTGACGAGATTGATGAAACTGTCAGGGCAACGTTGATATGAAAATACTAGAAGTTACCCAATCTGTACAACCTGTACAACCTACACCTAATCCTAGAATAGATATTACCTTCCCAGATGGAAGAACATCTAAAGACACAGATAAACTAAAACCCGCTGTTAAGCCAGTTGGGGTTAAACCTACCGGTAAAGTTGTACCAATTTCTCAACCTTCACAAATGGGGCAGATGTTGCAAGGTGCTGGCATTCCAAACATAGATTTGCCCGCAACACCTCCCCTGCCACAACAGGCCGGTTCAGGTGAAAAAATAGAAACTTTACCAAACGGTACAACAAGTTACACTGGAGGCTTTGGACGTTACATCTACGATAAGACAGGCAAACCCCTTACATATCAAACCCCTTCTTTTAGCGGATTATCGCAAACAAACGATCTAGTCACCGGAGTTATAACAGTTAGATATGCAGCTGGGCCGCTGGTTTTATCAACAAAATTTGATAAGACTGGTAAGCCGTTAGACTCTACTAAAATTCAATATGATCTAGGATTAGGGGTAATGGGCTATGAAAAAGACAAGGGGATAACAGCTACTACTTGGCAAGACCGCGGTGATAATGTTGTTCAAAGTCGAGATATGGTAAAAGACCCTGCTGCCTATGACCGTGCAATGGCACAGGTACAGCAGACAACCAACGAAGAATTAAACACAGTATTAAAGATAGCGGGATTAAGATGAAAATTAATGAGTTACTTGGCGAAGCCGTTACAGACACTAAAGATGCTTTAGCTTTAAGCTCAGCAATAGTAGACTACATCATCGCAAATAACCTCAATGTGCCAGGCACAAAAATTGATATAAATCAAATACCTAATTTACCTAAAATGTTAAGCCAGGACGGCGAAACATTAATTAATGCCACACGACTTATTGTTGTTGATCCTGTTAAAATTTGGGGAGCAGAAAATGTAGGAGGCGATGCTGCCTCATGGTACACAGATGCTCAAGGTAATTTTGTTAATCAATCTCCGGCGATGGATGCTAGAAGAAGTAAAGCTATTAGAAAAGGCGTTGGATTTGATGCAAAATTTTGGGGGATTAAACCAGATGACCCCGAATGGCGTGATCTTATTAGCGCCAGAGGCAAAGAAGGGAGCAAGATGAACATCCGTTTGCCGTTTAACGCTCTCAGTAAAGCAAACAAAATTTGGATATCTCAAACATTATCACACGAATTTAGTCATTTATTAGACACTATCAAGGGAAGATATCTTGGCAAAGAGTTCGAAGATGTTCTTAAAAACAAAGATGCACGAGAAAGACTGGAAAAACATAAAGAAGCACTGAAATTAGTCACACCTGAAAATCCTAATCCAGAAGGGCTATTGAGCAAAGCAGAAGAAAAACAATTAATTAAAATATTAAAAGTAACTCCGACACAATACGCACCGCATATGAGCTCTGGTTACTTTGGTCGTGTTACAGAGATAAACGCAAGGTTAGTTGAATCGTCCCACCTGCTAGCTTTATGGGCTCCAAAGATGCTGCAAACCCAACACAACGTTGAAGACATTATTAAGTCTGCGCTTATTCGAGCAAAAGTTGCACATTCGTTTGTTAAATGGCCAGACGAAGCAGCATTTAGCAAAGGGCTAGGATATAACTTAACTGAACAACAATGGAAAGAAGCATTCGCTAATCCTGAGTTTCAAAAAGTTTATAAACGAATCTATAAGTTTATGGCTGATGAATCTGTAGGGGCAGGGTTTATTGCACAAGCACAGAAAGATAATTTCCGTTCATGGACACATGTGTCTGCCGGCGGCAAGTCTTTTAAAGATCGTTTTCTTGAAAAGTTTAGACAGATAGTTATCAATCAGGTTCAGTTAGCTAAAGATATTGCCCAACTTGCTGTTCGTCATGTTAAAAAAGAAGTTCAACTGGTAGCCAATGATGTAGCTAAAATTGAACAGTACATTATTAAAAATATGCCTAAAATACTAGCCAAAGCTGGAGTTAAAAGCATACCGTTAGTAGGCATACTTTTTGGTGTAGCATTTGCTATACCTAGACTAATTAAAGGTGATGTTCCTGGTGCCGGCCTTGAAGTGGCTGGTAGCGTTGGCAGTCTAATTACTGTGATACCGACAGTAGCTTACCAGATATCGAGAGATGTCTACGGTGAAGTTTATCAATACGAGGACGGCAAGAACGCAGTATTTGAATATGACATGGCGGAAGATCCTGCAGGTACACAACAACGTGTCAAAGAGCTCAGAGATAAGATTACTGAGTTACTAGAAAAAGCAGTAAAACTAAATGCTCCAAAATATCCAGAAGCATTTCAAAGTACTCAGGGCGGCGCTGCTGTAGGTAATCCTATGATTGCTAGACAAGCGGGTAAAGTAAGAGCACAGAGAGATCAATCTCCAGTGCAGGATATACCCTTTGAATCAATGTTAAGGATAGCAGGATTAAGATGAAAATCAATGAACTTCTAACAGGATTTACAATATTCACTTCTAGAGAGGAAGATGCTATTCTTGAGCGTCTAAACTCTATGTCTTATCTACACAGTTTTACAGAGCGCGAACAAGTCATAATTGAGGGGTTGGTACGCAAGAGTTTGGTAATTAAGATAGGGGATACCAATCCTAGGGTAATTGCCAATGAATTTGACACGCCAAGCTAAAAAGCTAGAAAACTACTTAAATCAAGAACTCAGCTCAAAACTGCCAGTAACAGTTCTGAACAATGGAGATCTTGTTTATAAAGAGTTTAAGATTAAAAAAAACAAAAAAACAGACAACTGGGATCTATACTCAGTTAAGTATGGAAAAGTTGACTCTTTTTATCTTAAAGCCTGTGCCCTTATAGCTACAAATTTTTACAGCGCAAGCTCTTTGAGCAGATTTAAAGAAATAAAGCTCATGGATTCACAGTATCAAAAAAACTTTATAGACGCAGAAATATTTAAATATAGATATGACACTACAAAAGATCCTGAAAAACGCGATACATATCTTTGGCGCTGGGAACTTACCAACGCTAGAGCCAAAGCTATCAAGCAACAAATCACGATCAAGTTTAGATCTATGTTTTGATAAATAACTACAAGAAGCCTTATAGGACCGCTAACATGCAAATCAGAGAATTATCGAATAAATTTAATAGCGACGTTTTAAACGAAAGTTTAGCTAAAAAGTTTGGCTATAGAATTAACGTTGACCAGCTCACAAACGAAGAGCTCGATACTGTTCGTTTAAAACTTACTAACAATATCACTAGTTTTGAAAAAACTAACAGTTTTGATTCTGTGCTAGAAAATCACGAATATCAAAAGCAACGTGCAATGCTAGACGTTATACGTCAAGCTATAGACGAACGCACTCTTAATCCAGAAGAGAAAGCCAAGAAAGAAAAGTTTGTCAAAGGCATGAAACAGGCAGATTCAACTTTTAAAAAGAAATACGGTAAAGATGCTGAGAAAGTTAAACATGCTACAGCAACTAAAATGGCCAAGAAAAAATCAATGGACGAAGCAATGGCCGTGTTACGCGGTGTATTGAATGAGCGTACATTGTTAGAAGGCGAAGAAGAAAAAGCAGCCCTAATTATGAGTGCTCGTGATATGGTAGATCGTATCACAGGTTGGTTAGAAGACACAGCCAGCATGAAGAGCGAGAGCATGTTAGAGTTGGTAGACTCTATAAGAGACGAAATGGGCAATGAACTGTCACAGCAGTTCTCTGACACAGTTAAACCAGCGTTAGAAGAATTATACACATCATTAGAAACTACTCGTACTACACTAGCACAGGCAGTGAGTATCCTTACAGGTGAAGAAGGCCCACAAGGCGCCCCAACTGCAGGCCCAAGTATGGGAGCAGAAATGCCTTCCACTATGTCAGCTCCAGAAGAACTAGGCGATGAGTTTGGTGCTTCTCCAGCAGCCGCAGGTGGCGCAGAAGCCGCAGGCCGTGCAAAAAGAGAAAGCATTGAATATAGTCGCAGACTAGGCACAATTTTAAGCTCAAAAAAAAACTAAATGAAGACTCGGACGTACTAGTTCGAGTTCTTTCTAATCTACAGGGACGGGCAGATAGTAAAAATACTTCTGCCCAATTTTCTTGGATGGCTATATCAAAGATGATGCAGAACATGACTGGGCAGACAGTTGACTATGACTCATTCAAAGCTGAATTTGATAAGACTCCAGAACTAAAGAATCTCATTGACAACTTCGACGAAAACGGTATAACCATTAAAACTAAAAATAAAGTAGAAGAGCCTGGGACTGTAGGTGACAAAGCCAAAGCTAAAAATGCTGTAAATTCCAGCGCGAAACGAGCAGCTGCCAAGATGATAGGTTGACAGTTGCTTTCTGTTGCTATATAATAGCACTATGAAACTACTAATAGAAAGATACCAATATAAACCCTTATCTAGAGACGAAAGCCAAGGCAGACGATTATACTCTACACCTGAAGGACATAAAGTCCCTAGCGTTACGACTATCCTAGATAAAACTAAACCTGCAGAAGCCCGCGAAGCATTAGCTCGTTGGAAGAAATCGGTAGGTGAAAAGAAAGCACAGGAAATTGTTACAGAGGCTGCTAATCGCGGCACACGTATGCACAAGTTCTTGGAAGACTATGTCAAGCAGGGCGACATTAATGATCCCGGCACTAACCCCTTTAGCCAGCAAAGCCACAAGATGGCTAGTATTGTTATTGCAGAGGGCATGAAGAATGTAACAGAAGTATGGGGCAGTGAGGTACCTTTGTACTTTCCTGAACTATATGCAGGTACTACAGACTGTTGCGGAGTCCATCTAGGCGACGAAGCTATCTTGGACTTTAAACAAACTAACAAGCCCAAGAAATTAGAATACATCAGCGATTACTTCCTACAGCTTACAGCCTACGCCCTAGCACACAACGAAGTACACGGTACAAACATACGCAAAGGCGTTATTCTTATGTGTAGCAAAGACTATGAATATCAGGAGTTTATCCTAGAACCCAAAGACTTTGACATGTGGACAGAACGCTGGTGTCAGCGAGTAGAGGAATACTACAAGTTAAATGGCTAAATATCTAAAATGAGGATATTTCATGGCCGTTTTTCAAATCAGTAAAATCCAGGTTCGTCGTGGCAAGAAAGCAGTTGCTGGAATGCCGCAACTTGCCAGCGGAGAACTAGCCTGGGCTATAGATACACAAGAACTTTATATCGGTAATGGTGCTATTGCAGAAGGATCTCCCTTTGTTGGCAATACCAAAGTGCTCACAGAAAAAGACAACATCTTTACTCTAGCAGAGCAATATTCTTACAAGCCGTTAAGTGCTAGTATATTCACCGGAATCGGTGTAGACATTGGTAGAAGTCTACAGTCTAGATTAGACGAAGGTTCAGTCAATGCTAGAAGCTTTGGCATCGTAGCAGAAGAAGGCCCAGTACCTCTCAAAGATCAAACAGAACTTATTCAAAACGCAATTTGGAGTCTGTACAGTGACGGCTTTACTATGCTTAATAAGGTTGTACTAGAGTTTGATCCCGGCTACTACAAAATATCAGGAACAATTTACTTGCCAAGCAATGTAAGCATTCAGGGCACCGGCATTGGTAAAACTGTATTTTACTACGAAAAAGGCGGCATCAATTATAAAACAACATTTACCATCACTGGCACATCTACTGGCAGTAATTCTGCCGGTGTGTACACTGACATACCTTTGGTAACAGTTACTGGCAGTGGCAGTGGAGCCACAGTAAGAATTACCAAAGGCGGCGATCTTCCCTACAGCGGAAACTCTAGTGTTACTATTATAAACAGCGGTAAAGGTTATGCATCAGGCGATCAAGTAAAAATTCCAGGAAGTGTTTTTGGTGCAGGCAGTGTAAGCCCTACTAATGATATGTTAATAACGCTAGTTAACAACGAAGTACTGGCCACTGCTTATCCATCATTTAATACCGATACCATTTTTGAATTTGTTAACAGTAGTTCTAATAGAGATACAAGAAATCCAACTCCAACATCTACAACGAATCAAGCATCGAATGTTAAACTGTCAGACTTTTCTGTAGCAGTAAACAGAGCTAACCCAACAAGAGTATTTGCCATCGATGATTTAACCAGCAGTCAATTTGTTAATATTGATGCTGTCAGTGAAGATAGAACAGGACTAATAGTTTCTGTGTTTTCACCTACAGTAGACGATCAATTTAATTCAGTAATTTCTTTAACTGCAACCAGTTCGGTGTTGACCTGTCAAGAAAACTCGTTTACTAATATCAAAGCTAGAGGATTTGCCTATGCGGTCTTTAGTGCAACTGATATAATCAATAATATTTTTACAAATTGTCTATTTGAAGATCTTTATAAAGGAATTGGATTTGGTATTGGAGCCAGCCTCGGTGCTAATGGACCAAGGAAGAATATTATAGAAAATTCTCTATTCAATAGAATATTACAAGAAGGTATATTTGTCGAAAAAGGTTACGGTAATAGATCTAAAGGAAATACATTCCTCAATGTTGGAACAAACTTGTCAGGCATTGATGATGCAATCTTTCCTGTGATTAAATTTGTGTCTGTAGGTAACAGCAGCGTTAATGACAATTTTGATAGATCAGAGCCATATAGTAGTTTAAATTTAAGTAGAACTAATTTTACTAAACCTTATGCTCCAGAAGTAGCGGGCCGAGCAAACTATCAAGAAATGATGCCATCTGAACTTACTTTAGTGTATACTGCGGTACCTGAAGAAGCATTTAAGATACCCGTTAATAATGTAAACAACATTGAAATTAATTATGTGTTTAAGAGTACAGTATTCAATCAAACTAAAAAAGGCACACTACATATTGTAGTTGATCTGTTATTGAATAGAGTACAACTTGTAGATGAGTTTGAATATGTTGGCACATCAGGGCAAGACAACAGAATTCAATTTACCGCTGCCATTGCTAGTAACACAGGTTCAGGCGGCACAGTTGTTCAATCATTAATAATATTTTATAGTAATCTTAATATATCTGACTCTAATACATTTACCTATACCTATAAAATATTAAGTTGATGTACAAGTTCTTGGAAGAGCAATCCAGCCAGCGCCTGAAAAATTGGTATCAATTTAGACAACAGCTAGAAACATCGTCAACACCGCTTGACGATGTAGTCAAATACTTTTCTAAAGTTCCTAAAGTAAAAATCTACACTGACCCCTACGACCAATCAACATGGCCCACCGCTTGGGAATTGATTGACGAAAACGAGTACTGCCAATTTAATATAATTTTGGCAATATGCTTCACACTCCAACTGATTAAACAGTTCAAAAATATTCAACCATTGATTAAAATAGCGATTGACAAAACTAATAAAGTAGTATATTATTTGTTATTTGTAGATGATAAGGTTTATGGCCTTGTAGAAGATGAGTGGATTCCTGCTAAAAACCTACCTACAACATTGAATTACTTAAAGATTTATACCATGCCGCCACTCCACTAAATAGTTTTCTTACTCAGAAAAAGAAAGCTGTCAGTGGCGACAGAAGCATTATTATTAGAGACGGAAACATGACAAACATAACTGTAATCAAGCGTAGCGGCAAAAAAGAGCCGCTCACTATCGAAAAATGGCAAAATCAAATTGCTAAAGTATGTCAAGGGATTGCAGATGTTAGTCAAAGTATGATTGAAATCAAAGCCCAGCCACACTTCTACGACGGCATAACCACAGAAGAAATCGACGGTATCACTCTACGTGCTATTGTTGACCTGATTGATGTTGAATCAAATCCTGACATAGGACATGTTAACTATCAATACGTAGCAGGCAAACAACGTTTAAGTATGTTGCGTAAAGATGTATATGGAGATTACCAACCTCCCCACCTCTACGAAATTGTAAAGAAAAATGTTGGAGTTGGTCTTTATACCGCAGAACTTCTAGAATGGTACAGCGAAGACGACTGGAATCGAATGAATGACATGTTGGAACATGACAAGGACGAGCAATACAGTTATGCTGCCATTGAACAATTAATTGAAAAATATTTGGTACGCAATCGTGCGACAAAGGAAATTTATGAAACTCCACAGATTAGATATATGGTTGCAGCCGCTACTGTATTCCATAAAGAAGAACCTAATGCAGCTCGTATGCGCTATATCAAAGAGTATTACAACTGCGCCAGTGATGGTCTTTTTACTCTTGCTACTCCTGTACTCGCTGGCCTTGGTACTCCTACCAAACAGTTTAGTTCCTGTGTTCTTATTCGTAGCGATGATGATTTGGACTCTATTTTTGCCTCTGGGGAAATGATGGCCAAGTATGCCAGCAAACGTGCAGGCATTGGTTTAGAAATTGGACGCTTACGACCACTAGGTAGTCCTATCAGGGGCGGTGAGATTATGCACACTGGCATGATACCTTTCCTTAAAAAGTGGTTCGGTGATTTGCGCTCATGCTCACAAGGAGGTATCCGCAATGCAAGTGCTACTGTATTCTATCCTATTTGGCATCATCAGTTTGATGATCTTATTGTACTTAAGAACAACCAAGGAACCGAAGAAACCCGGGTCCGTCATATGGATTATGGGGTTGTGCTGTCAAGTTTCTTCTGGAGAAGATTTAAAAACAAAGAAGACATAACATTCTTTGATCCCAACGAAGTACCCGACCTTTACGAAGCTTTCTATTCAAACACGGAACGGTTTAACGAACTATACGTCAAGTACGAAAAAACTCCGGGTATTAGAAAGAAAACAATGAGTGCTGAAGAAGTATTCAAAAGCGGTATCCTAAAAGAACGCACAGATACAGGACGTATCTATCTTGTATTCATTGACAACGTAATGAATCAAGGACCATTTGATACAGAGTATCATACCATTTACCAGAGTAACCTTTGCTGTGAAATCTTATTACCTACTCGATCTTTCCGTCGTCTCGATGATGATAGTGGCCGTATTGCTTTGTGTACACTTGGTAGTATCAACTGGGGAGCTTTCAGGAATCCAGAAGATATGCGTAGGGCTTGCCGCATACTTCAGCGTTCTTTATGTAATATTCTTGATTATCAAGACTTTCTGAGTATACAGAGTAAGTTAAGCAACGATGAGATACAGCCGTTGGGCATTGGAGTTACTAACCTTGCCTACTGGCATGCCAAACGTAACCTCAAGTATGGTGAGAAAGATGCGCTAGCTGATGTTAAGAGTTGGATGGAGCATCAGGCATACTATCTAACAGAAGCCACAGTTGAACTAGCCAAAGAACGTGGCAAGTGCCTAGACAGTGACAAGACATGGTATGGACGAGGCGTGTTCCCCTGGGAGCGCAGAGCACAAGGTGTAAATGAGCTAGCAGATTTTAATCCTGAGCTAGACTGGGAACCACTACGCGAACAAATGAAAACCTATGGTGTACGCAATGCTACGTTGATGGCAATTGCACCAGTTGAATCAAGTAGTGTTGTTATAAACAGTACAAACGGCATTGAGCTACCCATGAGTCTTATCTCAACTAAAGAATCAAAGGCAGGATCATTTACACAGGTTGTGCCCGAATACCATAAGTTGAAAAACAAATATCAACTAATGTGGGAACAGAAAGACTGTTCAGGTTATATTAAAACAGCGTCAGTATTGGCTGCGTATGTTGATCAAAGCATTTCAACAAACACATTTTACAATCCTGCACACTTTGCTGAACGCAAAGTGCCAATTACATTGATTGCTAAAAATCTCATGCAGGCACATTACTGGGGATTGAAAACATTCTACTACAGCTTGATTAACAAACAAGGTTCTAGAATGCAAGAAGATCAACCAAAACTTAACGGATATCACGAAATAGAATTTAACGGCACGGAGGTCGCTGATTTAGAAGATTGCGAAGCGTGTAAATTATGAGCAAACAACAATACAACCTAAACACAAAAACAGATTATCTTCAACGTAAAATGTTTCTTGACCCAGAAGGTCCTGTAACCATACAACGATTTGAAGAAGTAAAATATAAAAAGATTGCAGACTTTGATGCTACAGCACGTGGCTTCTTTTGGCAACCAGAAGAAGTAACTCTTACCAAAGACAGCAATGACTTTAAAGAAGCCAGTGATGCTGTCAAGCACATCTTCACTAGTAACTTGCTACGTCAGACAGCATTGGATAGTTTACAAGGCCGTGGACCTACACAGGTATTCACTCCTGTGTGCAGTCTCCCAGAAGTAGAAGCACTGATGTACAACTGGGGTTTCTTTGAAACTAACATTCACAGCAAGAGCTACAGTCACATTATTCGTAACATCTACAATGTGCCAAAGGATGTGTTTAACACTATTCACGACACTAAAGAAATAGTAGACATGGCCAGTAGTGTTGGGGCGTATTACGATAAGCTACATCTAATTAACTGTCTAAAAGAAACTGGCGAAAAGATAGACGAAGCAGTTCATATCAAAGCAATTTGGATGGCACTGAACGCCAGCTATGCATTGGAAGCATTCCGCTTTATGGTTAGCTTTGCTACTTCATTGGCCATGGTTGAGAATAAAATCTTTATTGGCAACGGCAATATTATCAGTCTAATCCTGCAAGACGAATTGTTACACAAAGGTTGGACTGCATACTTGATCAATCAAGTGGTCAAAGAAGACAGTCGCTTTGCTCAAGCCAAGGTTGAATGTGAAGCAGAAGTATATAAGATGTACATGGATGTTATCCGTGAAGAAAAAGAATGGGCTGACTATTTGTTTAAGATGGGCCCAGTTATCGGATTAAATGCCAATATTCTCAAAGACTTTGTAGACTACACTGCACTAGGTGCGCTGAAAGATATTGGTATCAAATACAATCATCCTGCTCCAAAGTCTACACCTATTCCCTGGTTCAACAAACACAGTGACACCAGCAAGAAACAAACTGCTCTACAAGAAAATGAAAGTACCAATTATGTTATTGGTGTAATGAGCGACAGTATTAACTACGACGAATTACCGGCATTATAAGGAAATAAAAATGAAAGCTATTGTATGGAGTAAATATCAGTGCCCGTTTTGTGATCAAGCTAAAGCCCTGTTAAAACAAAAAGGCATTGCGTTTGAAGAAAAGAAAATTGGCGATGGGTACACTAAAGAAGACCTATTAGAAGCAGTACCAACAGCTAGAACTGTCCCGCAGATATTTCTAGGTGAACAGCTCATTGGTGGGTTTACAGAATTGAAAAGACATTTAGAAGAGGCAGCGTAATGCTATTAGAAAAATCAAAATTTACAGACAGTGACGTAGTTAGTTTTAAACTGATCAACGGAGATGAAATTATTGGCAAGTATGCCAAAGAAGACATGGTCAGCTACACTATTAATAGACCAGTCATGCTAGCAATGACTCCAAAAGGTCCAGCTATGGCTCCTATTATGATGACAGTGAACCCTGACAAAGACTACACAATAAATAAATCAGCAGTGATGTTCAGCGGCGAAACTGTTAAAGAAATTGCTGAACAGTACATATTCCAGACCACAGGTATTCAACCTGTAAGTGCTGGCAGCATTGTAACAGGATAATATTATGGCAGTGACTTTTACCGCATCTCAAGCTATTTTAGCTGTACAAGCAACTGCTCTCGCAGCTGAAGCTACTACTGCGGGGTTAACAGCTCTTGCCACTGCCTTAACTAATTTATCTACAGAGATAACACAGACACTTACTGAACAAGAATTTTTTGGTGGTGGCACAACTACCTATACAGCTGGCGGCGGCAGTGGAACTGATTATGATTCAGCAGCTCTAGTATGGACACAAACTTTAAACTCTGCGGCAAATATTATACAGTCAAGAAATTCTAATTTTATTAAAGCTTCTCTTTCTGCTATTGAAACAGACATTGATGCCGTTGCCACAGATATTGATACTATGGCTGCTAATTCTACAATTATTAAAGATAAACAATCAGTCATAGCTGACAAGCAAACTGTAATAGCTGATAAAACTAGTTCAATTGAAACCTATCAAAAGAAACTCAAAGAGCTAGGCGAAACATCTGGCATACGAAGCAGAGGTCCTTTTGAAGCATGGGGTAATATTTCTACATACAAGTATCTAATTGAGCAGGCCAAGATACTTGACTCTGCAGACAATGCAACCCCAGAGAAACAAACACAGGCATTGGCCGCAGTTAAAAACTATACTGACGCTATTAACGGTAGGTTCAAGGAGTTCTAATGCCAGGCGTTGCAAGACAAGGCGATTCAACAACCACAGGACACGGATGTGATGGTTCTACAACAATCACAGGCCCTACTGGTGCAGGCGCCAAAGTCTTTGCCAACGGCATTCCAATAGAGTGCAAAGGTAACCCCACAGTAGTACATAGATATGGCGGCCGCAGATGCTCTGCACAGCATCAGGCTGCTATAAACGCAGGATCGCCAAATGTGTTTGTTGGCGGTGTAGCAGTGGCCAGGATAGGCGATTCCACAGACGGTGGCGCAATCAGTTCTGGATCAGGAAATGTCATAGCCAATTGACTTGACAAGTTCTCTTTTTTTCTATAATATTAGCACATGAACATCTATATTGATATGGACGACGTTGTCGCCGATTGGATGCCCGCCGCAAGGGCAATAGTTAATCGCAACTGGAATTATGGAGAACGTATTCCGGACAGTGATTGGAATAAGGTAAAAGCCAAAGAAAGATTCTATAGGCATTTGCCATTGAAGGAAGGCGCACATGATCTAGTTAACTGGTGCAGACTGTACCATGCTAGGACTAGATGCGGTCTTTTCTTTTTAACAGCACTACCACATGACAATTCTATGCCCTGGGCGGCACAGGATAAAGTATGGTGGGCTAACGAACATTTCCCGGGAATACCTGTATTTTTTGGACCTTACAGCTATGATAAGTGGCAGCATTGTAAGAGTCCAAAAGACATACTTATAGATGATAGAACTAGCAACATTACAGAATGGACTAGAGCAGGAGGTAGGGGATTTCTTTACAGAAATTGGCCCGAATGTAAAATTTGGTTAGATAATATTTTAGCCGAAGATTTAGCTGATAATTAAAATACAAGGAGATTATTATGGCAGCAAATAGATATACAGAATTCGCAAAATTAGTAGAGGCAATGGAAGGTGACTTCGAAAAGTTCTACGACAAAGAAGTAGGTGCCGCTGGTACTCGTGTACGTAAACATTTGCAGGAACTTTCAAAGCTCTGCAAAGAAGTGCGTAACGATGTTACCGCAGTTAAGAACGCTCGCAAAGAAGCCAAATAATGGAATAAATACTGTATGGCATACAGTAATCAAGTAATCGATCATTACGAAAATCCCCGCAACGTAGGGTCGTTTGAAAAAGGCGACCCTACAGTTGGCACAGGGATGGTCGGTGCACCTGCGTGTGGTGATGTAATGAAACTACAAATAAAGGTCGATGATGATACAGGTATTATTACAGATGCAAAGTTTAAGACTTATGGTTGCGGAAGTGCTATTGCAAGTAGTTCATTGGTTACTGAATGGCTTAAAGGCAAAACACTTGACCAAGCAGGACAAATTAAGAATAGTGAGATTGCAACAGAGCTTGCACTCCCTCCGGTCAAAATACATTGTTCTATTCTAGCAGAAGATGCTATCAAAGCAGCCGTACATGATTATAAAGAAAGGCATGCCAAATAATGAATGTGTTAATTGGCATAGGCGATAGCTGGACCTCAGGTATTGGTGGTATACCAGACTACGAAAAACCTGCTAATTATCCCGACGACCGAAATTATTTTTATTGGCATGGCGAAGACCTTGATAAAATTCCAAATTATATTAATAAAGAATTAACATCGTCTTGGGTTAACAAATTAGCATCCAAGTTAAATGTTGTTCCTATTAATCTAGGAGTACCTGGATCAGGTAACAAAGGATCTATAAAATCGTTACATTTAAATGATATTGCATGGAATAATATAAATGGTGGCTACCTAATATACATGCTGTCAACAAGAATTAGATTTGATTTATTTGATCGTAGCGATATAGAAGAATTACAAAACTCACACCAACGACCATTCTATACAATTACTCTACCTGATGAAGAAGCAGACCCTGTATCATATGAAAAACATACTTGGTGGTATAAAAACATTTATTCTGAATCAATAGCGAACAATACAACTATAATGAGTATTTTAGAAGCACAGCATGTATCAAAATTAAAAAATTTAAAATTTTATTTTTGTTTTGCATTCGAAGATTGTAGTGAATTAATGAACACTAACAAACTTTCTTCAAAGATTGATTGGGATCGATGTCTCACAAAAAATACATCATTCTTAAAAATTTTAGCAGATCTTCAGAATACGCCCGACATCATAGAATACTATAATCAATTAAATAATTCTACTGAATATATTAGTAAATGTGGTCATCCTACTAGTAATGGATATAGTTACATAGCTGACTACATGTTTGATCAAATAATTGAAAAATGATTACCGTGACCAACACAGCGGCTAAAAAAGTCAAGCAAAACCTAGAACGCCGAGGTAAGGGTGTAGGTATACGATTGGGTGTAAGAACTACAGGATGCAGTGGGCTTGCTTACACACTAGAATATGTTGACAGTTATACTGCTGAAGAAGGTATAACTAATTTTGCCCAACCAGATTTTGTAGTATTAGTTGATGCAAAGTCTCTAGCATACTTACAAGGACTTACAGTTGATTGGGTTCGAAACGGACTCAATGAAGGATTTGAATTCCGCAATCCAAACGAACGTGATCGTTGCGGCTGCGGGGAAAGTTTTAGAGTATGACAAAGTATTGGGCAAGAGAAGATACACAATATTGGATAGCACAGCTAGAAAATCGTTTGGAAGATATAGATTATTATTTGAATCGCACAGTTGAATGGTGTGAAAACAACGGATACTGGGATCAAGAAAAAGTTTTCAGTTTGGCATTTGTTACAGTACTTTGGGTATGTCATATGCGAAACGAAGACGTAAGCCGACAGGAAATCTACGAACTTTTGGGTATAGAAGATTACTATAACTGTGAAGATCATGTGATGGAATTGGGCGATAAACTCAGTGGAATGGACTGGGAAGAGATGCTTTGTTTGGTTGCAGAAACTTTTTCAAAAGACTAGACAAATTCCTAAAAAGAAGTTACAATACGAGCTGTGTTTAACTTTAGGAGTTTGATTTGTCAATGCATTTAGAAGGCCCGTGGCTCAGTACTACAGGCAAACGAAAAGGTAAACAAAAGTTTGCATCTGCTGATGCCAAACGAAAGAGTGAACAATTGGACAAAGAATGGAAAGAGCTTCAAAAACGTTGGGGTGTTGAAGCAGAAGAAAAGAAACGTGTTCGTGCATTGTCTGCACCTGCACTAGGTAGTTCGGGTTATTCTTTGAGAATTCCCGAAGGACGTAATACTACTGCTCATATCAAGAGCGTAGACACTGGTTTGGGCAATGCTGTATTAAAGCCAGCCAAACAGTATACCGGTACCAAAGTTAAGGGTATCGCTACTATGCATAAATCTAATGCTGTACCTGTTTTTTCCGACGAAGAGGCAGTGGACATTAGTAAAATGCGTAGATAATACTGATGTAAATAAGTTGCTGATTCGTTGATCAGTTAATCCCGCGTAAAGGAGAAAGAAATGATACGCTTTATAAAATTATTACTAATAGCCCTAGGATTAGCCATTGTTGGCTTGATTGGCTACAAAGCTGTTATGTATAAACTTGATGCCAGTAGGCAGACAAGTTTTATAAAAGGAACCGCAGTTACCGCTGAAGTGCGTAACAAACAATTAGAGTGTCTTGCTCGTAACATTTATTACGAAGCAGGCGGCGAGCCTTTTGAAGGTAAAGTTGCTGTGGCACAGGTTACTATTAACCGAGCCAACAGTGGAAAATTTCCCGAAGATATTTGTAGGGTGATTTATCAAAAGAATGTAGTCTACGACAAAGTAGTTTGCCAATTCAGTTGGTATTGTGAAAGCCCTAGTGGAATTAAACCACGCAATGCGGCTGTTTACAAAGAATCTGAAATTGTAGCACGACAGGTCCTTTTGGAGAACTTTAGATTGCCTAGTTTGAAAGATGCATTGTACTTTCATGCTACGCATATAAACCCCAAATGGAACAAAGAAAAAGTAGCAGTTATTGGTGGTCATATTTTTTATAAATGAAAGAGGATTATATGCAAGTAAATTTGAGAGATCTAGTTAACATTCGTAAAATTATGGACAATATTCGCGAGAACATTGGTCATTTAAGTGCAGAAACTTTGGGCTGGGTAGCAGTAATTCTTATCCATTTAGCCACTATTCCTACTTTGGTTGCTGTACTTACTGGACTTACAGAAAAACTGCCCCCAGTTGACATTGTAGTATTGATGTGGTTGGGTCTTTTTATGTTCTTTGTACGCTCAGTTATTGCAAAAGACCTACTAAACATCATTACTATTGGGTTTGGCTTCTTTGTACAAGCGGTATTACTGGCCCTAATCGTTTTTAAATGAATAAATACTAGAACATTAAGGAACCTTTAACATGCCTTCAGGATTTCAACAAGACCTAAACCAACTATCGCCCGATTTTTATCGTGTGGTAATTACCATGAACGGTGGAACAGCCGCATGGAATGCAGCCAGCCCAGCCAACGGTGCTTTGAACCCGTACAACTGGGACAGCTTTGCTACTAAACCTAGTTCAGACGCCAACGGCGAAAGACTGGCTAGAGGTAATATGCGCTGGCAAGCCGTTATCGAAGAACTAACTAATCACGCTGATGCTCAAATCATTGACGTAGAAGTTACTAGTGCAGGTAACACCGATGCAAACAATGTACCAACAGCTATTGCTTTCACAGTTAAATATGACAGAGATGAGTTTGTTCTAACTGGAGCAACTGAAATTGCCGAAACATTTACTCCAACTACAGGTGGTGCAGTGACGATTGACTCTGTGGCCAAAGCTATTAGATTTTTAGTAGCCACTGCTATCACTCGCAACGCATACACTAAAAAATGGTGGACATGGGATTATACTAATCAAAGCGGTAAATTAGCTTCTATCACAATTAATCAACCAGATACACTAGCCGATGTGTTAGATGATGTTGCAGTACAAATACTAGACGGAACTGAGTTAGTATCCACTGTTTAAGGATAAAATGATTTTAGCCTGGCTATTACTGCTTACCGGCCTCACCATTTCAGCAGTCGCGATCTATTACTCTGTAATAGGTCTGGCTGCTATTTTTGCCGCTGCCACTATTCCCATCTACATTATGGGTGGCAGTTTGGAAGTGGCAAAGTTGGTCTGTGCTAGTTGGTTAAAAGCAAACTGGGACCGAGCACCCCTGTTCATGAAATCATACATGATTGCGGCAGTGGTGGTACTTATGTTTATTACTAGCATGGGCATATTTGGTTTCTTATCAAAAGCTCATACTGATCAAAGTCTAGTTAGCGGTGATGTTCAAAGTAAGATTGCTATCTACGATGAAAAAATCAAAACTGCAAAAGACAATATTGACGCTAACCGCAAGCAACTTAAACAGATGGATGAAGCTGTCGACCAAGTCATGGCACGAAGTTCAGATGAAAAAGGTGCTGACAAATCAAACGCTATCCGCAGGTCGCAACAACGTGACCGTGCAAACATTGCCAAAGACATTGAAGCCAATCAGAAGCTTATTGCTAAACTCAATGACGAAGCCGCACCAATTCGTGCAGAGGTGCGTAAAGTTGAAGCTGAAGTAGGCCCTATCAAATACATTGCTAAATTAGTTTACAGTGATGATCCAGATACCAACATGCTCGAAAAAGCAGTTACCTGGGTTATTATTCTTATTGTAGCAGTATTCGATCCATTGGCTGTTATCATGCTATTGGCTGCTCAAATGACCTTTGGTTGGTATAGAGAGCAAAAAGAACAAGGGAATAAACCCGATGCTTGGGTTGCTGATGTAGGTGAAAAACCCACTCAAGAAGAAAAAGACGACTTCTTACCAACCTATGAAGAAATAACTCCCAAAGAAGAACCTAAAGAGCCTGCTCCACATCATCCAGATACACACCCGTATCTTAAGCAAGGATTCGCATATCCAGCAGACTGGGCATTTCATCCGCCTATTGTAGCTACTGATCCTGAAGAAGCTCAACAGCCATTGACAGTTGATACTACAGAAGTTAAAGTAGACGAACCTGCTTACAAAATACTACCCGAGTTAGAAGAAGAGTCAAAAAAAAAGACTTTCATGATCAAGGAAAACGGGGTACAGATAGTGAAGAACAAACAATAACTTACATTCAAAATGCTGAACAAAGCCCAGGCACACTTTGGAGTAGAATACTCAACAAGGATCAATTAAATCCATCGGACAGACTATATAAAGAGTACAGCGAACATGAATTTAAAGGATTGCTTGTTGACGAAACTGTAGAACCAGAGTTGGCAGAATTTGTAAAAAGAATACAAGAAAAAGGACCAAAGTTTAGTATCTACAATAAAGAACAGTTAGAATACTTTGCTCAAAGAATTTATGAACTTCGGAAAAATTAATCTTATTACTCCACCAGACACATTGTTTAATAACAATCCAGGATACTTACTAGTTAAACCTAGCACCAAACTCAAAGTACAATTCCAAACTATATTAAGTGCAATTGACATTGATATCAATGTTTATGTATATGATTCTGACGAAGCAGATATAGCATGGATGTTGAACGCAGCCAATAATGCAGACTTTATTATCATTGACATTGATAACTGTGACTCAATTACTAAAAATTTTGTGAGCTTGTTGTTAACTAATTCTAATACCTACTACATGACCAGTGATGAAATCACACCTTGGAGCCTGATAAGTAGAAATAGAATATATAATTTAGACTGGATTTTAGAAGCCATTAAAACCATCGAGGAAGATGAAGAGGATGAAGATGAGAGAGAATAATACCCCAAGGTCATTTGGAACAACCGTTTATTTAAGAGACGGTGAAGACGTTAACAGAGCCCTGCGTAAATTTAAAAACAAAGTTGAAGACAGCGGTAAGCTTAAAGATCTCCAAAAGAAAGAGTTCTATGAAAAGCCAACTACTACTCGTAAACGCAAAGCCAGTGCTGCCAAAGCTCGTTGGCAGAAGAAGCTCAAAGACCAGCAATTACCTAAAAAATTCTATTGACATTCTATCTGTTATTTGCTATAATATAAGTTCTTAATTTTAGAAAGAACATAATGGCAAAAACAGATATAATGATCGATTTAGAAACATTGGCAACATCTCCAGATGCTGCCATTCTTACGATCGGCGCAGTAAAATTTGATCCGTTTGGTGATGATATCAACGAGCCAAATTGCGACAAGTTTTACGTTAAAGTTGACCTTGACAGTTGTGATCGAATTGGGCTAGTAACACACGATGATACTATTGCTTGGTGGGCCAATCAAAGCAAAGAAGCACAAGAAGAAGCATTTAGTCCAGATAACAGAATTGACATTGTTGATGCTATGAATCAACTGTACAAATTTTGCTGGGGTGCTAAACGTGTATGGTCACATGGTGCAAGTTTTGACGTAGTGATATGTGAACATATCTTTGGCAAGATTCAAAAAGCAGTTCCTTGGAAATTCTGGGAAGTCCGCTGTACACGTACTCTTTTTGATATTGGTATTAATCCTGAACGTCCTCCTGTGTTAAAACATCACGCATTGGAAGATGCTTGGAATCAAGCAGTTGGAGTACAACATGTATTCCAAAAATTAAGAGGATCGACACAGTATGACGGAAAAATGATTCAGCCGTTTGCTAGAGAAGGAAGATAACATGGACAGTCAAACAAAAGAAGTAATGGATATTCTGCAAGAAGAATGTGCAGAAGTAATTCAAGCAGTAAGTAAAATTAGTCGCTTTGGACTTGATAACTACAAGCCTGGAAAACCTAAAACTAATCGTGAGCACCTAGAAGAAGAACTAGGTGACATGTTGGCTATGATCGATATTTTGCATAGTATGGATATTGTCAGCTATGCTAATATTGAACGAGCACAGGCTGCTAAAATAGAAAAACTTAAAAAATGGTCAAATATTCAAAATTTAGAGAATATCTGATATAAATAAATTTGTAGAGCGCCGTAAGGGCCTACATATTCTTGCTTAATTAAGGAGAAAATTATGAGCAAAGTCATCGGTATCGATTTAGGTACCACAAATTCATGCGTAGCCGTTATTGAAAACGGTGTCACAAAAGTAATCGAAAACAGCGAAGGCGCACGTACTACACCTAGTATTGTTGCATACGCAAACGATGAAATCCTAGTAGGTGCTTCAGCAAAGCGTCAAGCAGTAACAAATCCTAAAAATACAATCTATGCAGCCAAGCGTCTTATTGGACGTAAGTTCGATGAGAAGGCTGTACAAAAAGACATTGAACTAATGCCTTACACTATTATCAAAGCTGATAACGGTGATGCATGGGTTAAGGTTGAAGATAAGAAATTAGCGCCGCCCCAGATTTCAGCTGAAGTGCTACGCAAAATGAAAAAGACTGCGGAAGACTACTTGGGTACAACTGTTACTCAGGCAGTTATCACGGTCCCTGCATACTTCAACGACAGCCAACGACAGGCTACTAAAGATGCTGGTAAGATTGCAGGACTTGAAGTACTGCGTATTATCAACGAACCCACTGCGGCCGCATTGGCCTATGGTGTTGACAAACAAGACAAGCAGGATCGCAAGATTGCTGTCTATGACTTGGGTGGTGGCACATTTGATGTATCTATCATTGAAATTGCCAACGTTGATGGCGACAAACAAATTGAAGTATTGAGTACTAACGGTGATACATTCCTAGGCGGTGAAGACTTTGATCAAAGGCTTATGGACTATCTGGTTGATGAATTCCTCAAAGACTCAGGTTTTGATCTTACCAAAGATGTGCTGGCACTACAGCGTTTAAAAGATGCCGCTGAAAAAGCCAAGATTGAATTGTCTAGCACACAACAAACATCTGTAAACTTGCCCTACGTCACAGCTGATGCCACTGGTCCTAAACACCTTAATGTAAACATCAGCAGAGCAAAGCTTGAACAGTTAGTTGATGAACTGGTCCAACGTAGTTTAGAACCTTGCCGCCAGGCTATGAAAGATGCTAATGTAACTCCAGCAGACATTGATGAAGTTATCCTTGTTGGTGGACAAACACGCATGCCTAAAGTACAAGAAGCAGTTGAGAAATTGTTTGGCAAGGCTCCACGTAAAGACGTTAACCCAGATGAAGCAGTGGCCGCAGGTGCTGCCATCCAAGGTTCAGTACTAGCTGGCGATCGCACAGACGTTTTATTGTTAGACGTAACACCATTAAGTCTTGGTATCGAAACTATGGGCGGTGTGTTTACTAAATTGATCAGTAAGAATACAACTATCCCTACAAAGCATAGCCAAGTGTTTTCAACAGCAGAAGATAATCAACCTGCTGTTACAATCAAAGTAGGACAGGGGGAGCGTGAGCTTTTCCAGTACAATAAACTATTAGGTGAATTTAACCTAGAAGGTATTGCACCAGCTCGTAGAGGTACTCCGCAGATTGAAGTTACACTAGACATTGATGCCAACGGTATCTTAAATGTAAACGCCAAAGATAAAAACACTGGTAAAGAAAACAAGATTACAATTAAAGCCAATTCAGGATTATCCGATGATGAGATTCAACAAATGGTTCGTGATGCTGAAGCCAATGCAGAGTCAGATAAAAAGCAAAAGGATTTAATTGAAGCTAGAAATCAAGCCGAAGGACAGTTGCACAATCTACGCAGTGATATGAAAGATGTAGAGAGTCAACTTACTGAAGAAGAAAAGACTGCGGCTAATGAAGCATTTGCCAAAGTAGAAGAAGCTATCAAAGGCACTGACACAGAAACAATTACTAAATCAGTAGAAGATTTGTTTACTGCCGGTATGCCAATTATGAAAGCTAAATCCACTGCCAGCACAGAAAGCCCATCTCAAACTACAGTTGATGCAGAAGTAACTGAAGTTAAAGAAAAAGCTGCATAAAAATTTGACACAGACAGACAGTATTGTTAAAATTATAGGGTGCTCAGGTGAGGCCCTATACAGTTCTTGCTTAAAAGGAGATCTAAAATGACACAATTAAGAACTATCGACACAGCCGCTCTAGCACAATTGAGCAAAGCACTAATAGGATTTGATCGCTATTTCAGTGCACCACATCACCAAAACGGTAACTATCCTCCTCATAATATTGTAAAATATGATGAAACCCATTATGGAATTGAAATTGCTGTAGCTGGTTTTAGTAAAGAAGAAATTACAGTAGAAGTTGATCAAGATCAACTCACTGTAAAAGGACGTAAACTAAATCAAGCAGACAGTCGTTTTGAATATCTACATCGCGGGTTAGCCGCTAGAGATTTTGAACAGACATTTACTCTTGCTGAGTATATGGAGGTTTATGCGGCAGAAGTTAAGGATGGCATGCTTGTGATTGAAATCATGCGTGTTGTACCGGAAGCACTAAAACCTCGCCAAATCGAAGTTAAATAAATATCACGGGGGAGGAAACTCCCCCATTTTTGGAGTCTATCATGCCTACCACCGAAATTCAAATTGATGAAAAGATTAAAAGCAAAATTTCTGAACCTAAACGCTGGAAAGTTGTACTACTAAACGATGATACTACTCCAATGGACTTCGTCATGGGTGTACTCACAGAAATTTTTAAACACACTCAAGAGACAGCTAAAGAAATTACTCTAGAGATACATACTACAGGTAGTGGCATTGCCGGCGTCTATAGTTTTGAAATCGCTGAAGTAAAAGCAGTAGAGGCAACTCAACTAGCAAGAGCTAATGGCTTCCCACTCCAGATCAAAATGGAAGAAGAATGAGCCTAAAAGAAATAACCAAAGATTTACACACAGAAGCAGAACGAACTATATTTGCCAAAAAGTTAATCAAAGGCGATCTTACCACAGAAGAATACGCTAACTATCTTTGGCAAATGGTACTTGTTTATAACGGCATTGAAGTTGCTGCCAACAGTCAGGGCATGTTAAAAAACTTACCTGATATAGAAAGAACGCACAAAATTTATCAAGACTGTATAGAACTAGTAGGTCCACATCATACACTGAAATGGAATCCCACTACTGTCGAATACTATCAATATCTCCTAGCATTAAACTACAATCAAGATCGTAAACATCTAGTTAAAGCACACATGTACTGCCGTCATATGGGAGACCTGTTTGGCGGACAGATGATCAAAGGTCGTGTTCCTGGCAAAGGTAAGTTCTATGAGTTCAAAGATCCAGAAGGACTCAAAATGGCCATACGTGCTGAACTTACAGATGACCTCGGAGAAGAGGCTCGCGTAGCGTTTCAATGGGCTATTAAACTTATGGAAGCACTACAGTAATGTTAGAAACAATCTGCGAAACACTAGTAGAAGCCTATCGTCGTAATTGGATTACTAGCCGTGACGGCAACGTTAGTATACGGCACCACGATCGAGACCACTTCTATATTACACCCAGCGGTGTACGTAAACAAACTCTACAGCCTGATCAATTTAAGAAAATTGGCATTATGTTTCAACCAGTCAATCGGTGGAATCATACAGATCTACCGTATACTGATATCAGCGCCAATTTAAAACCAAGTGGAGAGTTGCCTCTTCACTTTGGACTACAAAAAATGATGGGACAACACAGTAACGATGTTCGAGTAGTAGTACATGTACATCCTACATATTGTATCGCCGCAATGCACGCCGGGATTGATCTCAGCACTATCAGCAGTGATTTTCCTGAACTTAATCGCTACACAAAGGTAGCACCCAATGTAGGCGATGTGCCTCCTATCAGCCAAGAGCTAGCTGATCGCTGTCACGAAAATTTACAGCTAGATGAATACGGCAACATTGCCTATGATATCGTAGGTATTAAAGGACACGGAGTTGTTGCCATTGATACTAGCCCGTGGCGTGCGTTTGAACACATAGAACGACTAGAACACATTTGTAAAATTGTATTAGCGAGTAAAATATGAGCATAGTTTGGGATACACTTACTGAAGTAGAAAATTACTTTGAAATGGCCTTTAACGAGAAAGGCTGGTTAATTCACGAGCCTGGTATGGAACGTTTTAACCAACCTGGTTGGGTTAATATGGTATGGGAAAGCGACATATATCGCAGGGCGCACATTGATGTAGTAGATGCTCGCGAAACTAAAGGACTGTGGATGATGCATTGTTGCGTCTTCCCGCATACTGACAATCCTGCACCTATTTTTGGCTTTGATGTAGTTGCAGGTAAGAATAAAATTACAGGTTGCTTCCATGACTTTAGTCCAGCAGGCGATCCTAACCATCCGTTAATTACATGGTTTGGTGAAGAAGTTAGCCGTTACGAATGGAACAAAAAACGTCCGTTACCAGAGTGGGCACAGCGTATTTTTACAGAACATATGGTGGCTGCGGGCAACGTCAGCGAACAGCACGAATTAGTACAGATTCTGGGTATGGCCCGTAAAACACTGGATCACTACTTGGAAAATGTAGGCGAAACTCGCGGCCACGCAGTAGATACCAAAGACGCACAGAACTTCTATGCACAGAACCAAAAGCAAAACCCGCATACTCCTAAAGTTATGACTAGTTTAGGCTTAAACGAGCAAGACGTACAAATATTCGTGCAGGAGTGTTTGTTCCCAGAAATTCGCTAAATATTATACTATGAGATTTCGCGAATTTAAACTATTAGAAACCCTAAACACAACGATATCTGCTGATCATTTAGATGGTCTAAAGGATGTAATTGCCCGCCGAATTAGATCACTACCCGATGATCAAACTACAGCAAAGGCCCTTAAAGATATTGAAGACCTACTTCAACATCTTGGATCAGGCGGACGTATTGGTTCAATTGGCAAAGAACTAGCTGACGTAAAAGATTCAGCAGTTGACGATGCTAAAAAAGTTCTAGGGCGATTAGTATTAAGTATTGCGGAAGAACTAAATGCTTCTCCAGAGCAAAAAGAAGAATTTTTCCGATTATGGAAAGCTGACCAAATAGTTAATGTTGAAACTATTATTGATCCAGAAAATAGAGGTGTGAGCTTAAACTTCAACGATGTTTTTAATGGTTATTCTAGTAACCCACTAATGACAGAATTTATCAATGAAGTAATGACAGTTGCTGAGTTAGGTATGGGACGCGGAGAGTTTGGTCTTAACGTGTTGAGTAAAAGTATCACTGTTTCTAAAGGTGGTAAAAAAGAAGAGACTGAAGATGGCGGATCCAAAAAAGGAGATCTACAATTTATTATCGGTGGCAAAACGTACCAGATAGAATTAAAAACTGAACAAGGTGGCGCTGCTCGTTTTGGCGATCAAGAAGTGCGGCCTGCAGAAGGCTTTGAAGCAGCCGCAGTGGCATTAAACAACTATGTAAAGAAACACAAGCTTTATAAAGGTATTGGATTTACATTGTCTGGCAGCGGCATGAATTTAAATCAAGCAATACAATTTCATCAGGCATTAACTCCTGCTGATAGATCTACGTTTCTTGGCATGGTAAGAAAATGTCTAACTCTAATCTTTGGCAATCTTAAAAGCGGCCGCAAAGATCATTTGATGAGATTAAAAAGAAACATAAATGAAATTATGGATGCTATCGAAGTAGGTCGCGGTGGTCAAGCAGCACAGGCGTATAGCCAAGCTAGTTTTAATTTTTATATGAGTCGCAAACACGACGACGGTGTATTATATACAAATCTTAATAATAAAACTTTTGTCTATTATGATGACGCGGCACAGCTATTAGCTGCCGGTTTACGATTCCATGCATCTACTCCTTATATTAGTGCAACCAAAGATCCAGTACGTGCTGTGTATCCGCAGATCAGTGTTCAATCTACAACATTTGGTGGCGAGAAAGCACAAAAAGGATTAAAACAATTATCCAAGGGAAAAAATCCGTTTGATGATCCAGAATTTGCCAGCAAAATACAAAATTGGACTGCTGCATTAGCTGCTCCTCGCGGCGTTAAAAATAAAAATACTTTAAACAAAATTTCTATAAGAGTAGTCCAACTCATGGGGCAAAAGATGCCTACTGATCAAATCATTACTACATTAGAACTAGAGTTCCCAGAACTAGCAGTAAAAGTAAAAACTACACCAAAACTAACTCCTAGAGCACCTGCAAAGGTCTCTGTACCCGCACCTGCAGGCTCTGTGCCAAAGACTATGGCTCCTACACCACAGCAACCAGCACAAACCCAACCGGCTCCAACAGCCACAGTATAAATACATTTGAATTAAACACCTAGTTTTTAATTTTAAAGCTGGTGTTTAATGCATAAATATTTGTACATGGAAATACTCCTACTTTTAACCCTATTACAAATCAAGCACTGGTACGCTGATTTTAAAATACAGACCTACATGCAGACTGTGAAAAAAGGCGTGTGGTTAGATCCTATTGGCGTAAGCCATAGTATAGATCATATGTGGTGTACCCTTGTGGCATTGTTAGTCTTTAGTATTTTCTATCCAATTACAGTTGGTGCCATATTTTTAGTAGCTTTCATAGAAGGCATTGTACATTACCTTATAGACTACACTAAAGTAAAATATGGTTGCAAAGACAATACCAAACCTCTGTTTTGGAATCAATTTGGTCTTGACCAATTAGCACATCAAATCTGTTACATACTGATTGTATTTTTCCTCCTAGTCTAAATCTGCTAGTTTAATTCTTCATCTCGGGTCATTAAATAATAATGACAGACTGCCGGGAGCGAATCAATGAAAAAACACATAGCAGTTCTAATTATAACAGTTGCCTCTTCTGTACAGGCCGCTGAATTAGTACACCAATTTACTAGTCCATCCTTTTCTGGAATAGGATTCTCAAGTCATGCACTTACAATCTATAACCAAGAGTTAAGTCGTAAGTTAGCCATTGCAGCTGAAAAGAAAGCAGACGCACTTAAAGCTGAACAAGATGCTAAAAACACCACTATGGCTAAATTTATATCAAATTTAGAAAGTAGGATATACAACGAGTTGGCTAGACAAATAACAGAAAAATTATTTGAAGGCCAAGGCGGACAAGCGTCCGGAACTTTTGCTTTCAATGGCGGAACAATAACATATACCAAGGTTGGTAATATGATAGAAATCACTATACGTGATGCAAATGGAAACGTCACTACAATGACGGTGCCCATTGGAGACTTTGGATGGCTATCACCATGAAATTAATAACATCTTTAATAGCAGCTTCGTTTTTAACAGGCTGTGGCACTATAGGTAATATGGTCAGAGACTTCGACGATCCTGTTATTACCCAACCTAAATTAAAAACTGAACAAGGACTGAAAGCACCTGCCGCAGGATCTATCGCTGTAGCAGTTTACAGCTTCAGAGATATGACTGGACAGAGAAAAGCCAGCCAAAATATTGCAAGTTTAAGTTCAGCAGTTACGCAAGGGGCAGATGCTTACCTTGTTAAGAGTCTACAAGAAATAGGCGGCGGGCAATGGTTTAAAGTTTTAGAACGAGGCGGCCTAGATAATCTTATCAAAGAACGACAATTAATTCGCCAGATGAGAGAACTGTATCAAGGCGACAAAGCACAGCCTTTACCTCCAATGATGTTTGCTGGAATGATTTTAGAAGGCGGTATCATTGGCTACGACAGCAACACTTTAAGTGGTGGTAGTGGTGCTCGATTACTAGGTATTGGTGCCAGCACTGAATACCGTCAAGACGAAGTTACAATTAGTCTACGTGCAGTAAGCGTAGCTACTGGTGAAGTTTTAGTAGCTGTAAATGTCAGTAAAACTGTGTATAGCTTTATGGACAAAGCTGGTGTATTAAGATTTATGGAAGCTGGTACTAGAAGTCTTGAATTAGAAACTGGTTCAGCAACTAACGAATCTATGAACCGTGCTGTTCAGTTGGCAATACATGCAGGTGTTATTGAAATGATCAACCAGGGAGCTACTAAAGGCCACTGGGCATTCAAGCAAGAGGAGAAGAAAGATGAGCTGGTTCAAAAAAACTCCCAACCTGAAGCGAACAGAGAAGCACCTGCCACAAAGAAGTAGTCAGGTAGCTGAAAAATTATGGAAGGAAACTGTTTTAAAACATAACGCAGAAAAGAGCGATTTAAATCCAAATAATAAAAACAAAGGAGCGGATTAAAATGATTAAGAATTATAGACAAATGGCATTCGTAATGGCGGCCATATTTGCTGGTTCTGGAGCATATGCAGACAACAAAGTCTACATTGAACAAGCAGGTAGCAGTAATACGGTTACTATTACTCAAGTGGGCAGCACAAACAGAGTAGGTAACGTTGGCACTGGTAATCAAAGCAAAATTACTGGTAGCACAAACACACTAACAACATCTCAATCAGGAGATGGCAACATTATTGATTATACCGTGGTAGGTAACGGTAATACGATTACTAAAACTGTAACAGGTGATACAAATCAGATTACTTTTACTTGTGGCGACGGAACAACAGCATGTACAACTGTAACAAGTTCTATGACTATAGTTGGTGAGCTGAATACCGTGACTAGCACCATTAAGGGATCAAATATTACAAATACTTTAAGTATAACTGGTGACAGCAATACTGTTACACAAAGTATTCTTACAAGCAATAGTACTAGCAATATTACTATACTAGGTGACAGTAACGCATTTACCAGCGCAATGAGTGGTGCCAGCGGAGGCACAGGACATCATTTGATTGCTGCGGTATCAGGCACAAGCAACACACACTCAATTACACAAAGTGGTAGTGTTAATACAAATGTAAGCATTGTAACAACAGGTAATTCGAACACAGTATCAGTAACCACTGGAAACTAAAGTGAAATATCTATGGCTGTTAGCTTTATTAATTGCATCTGGAGCTCAGGCAAACATCGGAAAGATAACCGAGCTCCAGGGCGCAGCCGTTGAAATAAAAAGAAAAAATCAAGCAATCAAAGCAGGCAAAGACACAGTGATAGAAGCCAACGACACTGTCAGTGTTGGCTCTAATACTAAACTTACAATAACATTTGCAGATAACTCTACTGCAAAAATTACAGAAAACAGCAAACTAGTTATAGATGATTTTGTCTACGACCCTAAAGGTTCTAGCAAGAGCGCCATGCGTGTTACTTTAGGTACAGTAAGAATGGCCTCCGGCGGTATTGCCAAACAGAATTCAGAAAGTGTAAACATAAGAACTCCTACCGCAGCTATTGCAGTTCGAGGCACAGACTTTGCTATGACAGTCAGTGAACTGGGAGAGAGTACAGTTGTATTATTACCAACTTGTAAAGACGACAGAGATGCAACTAAAGTAGAACTACCCGGTAACTGTGTCTGTGGAGCAATTGACGTTGTTACTCAAGCTGGTAAAGTAAGTATGGAAAGTCCTTTTTTTGCCACACACGTTGCCACAGCACAAGAAGTACCACTAGTTCCAGTAAGAGTAGATCCTCAAATTATCAACGCCAGTGGGGAAGGTAATTTAAACAAACCACAAGCAGTGGCGTTAGCACATGTTGAAAAACAAGAACGTAAAGAAGCACATAAAGACAAAAGCAAAGCCAATCAAGACGAACAACGAACTGCTAGAGACAACAACAAAGATGCAGTAGATAAGAGAAAATCAGCATCTGATGATGATACTATTAATAGAGCTCTTCGTGGAGAAGTGGGTGAAATTAGAACTGCCGATGCTGGCACAGCAGCTAATCCTTGTTGGCCATTTACCAGTTGTGGTAATGAAAAAGGTTACAACTGGTATGAACACGTAGACCCCTTACGTGGCAATATTATTCATATTAGAACACTAGAAACAACAGATACAACAACATACAATATTTCAGTAAACAATGTTGACGTCAGCCAACGTCAAGTAGGCAGTGGTGCCAATGGTAACGTAGTAACGGTGAGACAATGGAACAGATGAAAAAGATACTGTTAACCTTATTGTTTTTATGCTCTAATGCATATGCTGACCTAACTGATATCAAATTCGGCCAAAGTCAGATCGCTGACAGTCAATGGAACGTTAATGCCTGTCTTAACACCACCACCTGCCAGATTTATAGCAAACAACCTGGAACAGCTTACAAGATTCCTTGGACTAGTGGGCAGGTACAATGGGCTGCTGGAGACTATGTAAAATTTGAAATGAGCGGAAACAACTCGTTTCCCTATACTGCAAAGCAATACGACAGCGCAGGTAATGTTAAATCTACACTGGGCAGTGGTAAAATTGTTAATATGGGTCCTGACTATTTTTTCTTTGTAGGTAGTGATAATAACACTGGACAACTATTCAGCGGTAGCAGCGGTATGAGCGGAACAGCAGGAGTAAGTTGGACTGGCACACTTAACCCTTCGGTGGCACAGGCCAATACCTATGCTGATGCTAGTTACTCTACCGTTCCGTTAACCGCAGGACAGACTGCAACAACTACACCTAGTAGTTCAGCGCCTCCACCTGCTCCGCCACCATCTACAGGGCCTGTTAGTCCTACTGCTACTAATGCTAATTTTGGATTTGAATCTGGTACTACTGCTAACTGGACAATCAGTAATGGTACTGGTACAGAAAAAACTGATCCGTGGAGCGACAATGGCAGTGGTGTAAACACTTCTAAAGGTATGGCAAACTATAGTCCAGACGGACAAAAGTCTTGGACAGTGACACCTTATGGTACATACATGCTGGCGATTCAAGCTGGCGGCGGCAGTCCTAACTTTGATCCTGCTATGACAAGTTTAGGTTTAACTACTACACATATAACTGAGATAAGAAACTATCTAACAGGATTAGGTGGAAATAGTTCACCAACAAATGCTTCTTGGGCAAAACGTACAGTTACACTGGAAGCAGGCAAAACTTATGTTGTAGCATGGCAGTATATGAGCACTGACTATGTACCGTTTAATGACGGCTCTATGATGACTTTAATACACTCTACTGATCCTAGTAAAGTGCCTACACTAAACAACAACACAAAGAATTATGCCTTGCTAGGATTTACTAATCCCGGCACAGGTAACTATGCCACTGACAGTTACGGTTCTACTGGTTGGCAGTTGGCTACTATTACTGTGCCTATCACAGGAGATTATATACTAGGTTTTGCCAGTTTCAATCTAGGCGATACTGCGTTAAGTCCTATTTTGTTTGTTGACGATTTACAAGGCGCAACGTTTTTAAATGGCACAACATTTGGTCCTATTGCTCCTAACGCAGGAAGTAACGCTCCAGTAACTGGTGGTGGTGGCAGCACACCCCCACCTTGTCCTAACAGTTCTACATGCTCTACAGATGCGTTTGCTGCCAACACTGGATTTAACAATCGTGCCAATGTATGGAGCCAACAAACTGGCAACAAAGTTATCATTGAACAGATTGGTAGCTATAATGTTATCACAGTAGGACAGTCTGGTCGTAAAAATTATTCAGAAATTGATATTATAGGTAGTAATAATTCAGTAACAACTATTCAAACAAGTGGATTAACATCTGCTACAAATTATATGGAAATATCAGTTAACGGAAGTAATAATACCATAGAAAATAGACAAAACAGTACTGGTGGTGCTAAAGGTAGTATGACTACGGTTAACAACAATAATAATCAAGTTGAAATATGGCAGAAAGACAACGGCAATCATTATGCAGAAATCAACGTATCGGGCGGCAGCAAAACAGTTGGTGTTATACAAGAAGGTAGTGGAAGCCATATGGCTAAAATAACTCTTACAGGCGGCGCTACAACTATCAATACTACACAAAGTGGCAGCACACAGCAGTTCTACTCAATAACACATAGCTGTGCCCAAGCGAGCTGTGCGGCAATAACTGTTACTCAAGGGCAGTAATATTGGCACAGTAAAGTATCATTAGCTAAAAAAGTCTAATAAATACTTAATGCGATTCCAAGAATTTAAAAATACTGAACCACAGTTTCTTCAAGCATTACAGGACTTCCTGCCCATTGCTATGCAAGAACTTGATATTAAGTCTCTTCCTAAAATCAAATTAGAAAAAATCGTTCCAGACGATGAACAACCTACTTTTGGACGGATGGACTACGACGACAAAACTATAACTATAGGTCTAGCCAATAGACATATAATTGACATACTGCGTACTTTGGCACACGAACTAGTGCATTGGAAACAACTGACACTAAACCAACTAGGCGACATGAGCGGAGAAACTGGCAGTCCTGAAGAAAATCAAGCCAACGAAGTAGCTGGTGTTATAATGAGACACTTTAATAAAAAGTTCCCTCAGTACTTTCACACTAAACCTTTAGATATGGACGTAAGCAAATGAAGAAAATTTTACTTAATCCCTGGACGGCTCTGATCACACTGGCTGTAGTTTTATTGATCCGTGCTTGGGATCCAAGTTTTGTAGAAAGTGTAAGACTACGTTACTTTGATCAACTAATTACATCTGCACCTAAAAAACCTGTTCCAGTACATACTGTTAACATAGACGAAGCAGCACTAGACAAATACGGTCAATGGCCTTTCCCTCGTGATGTATATGCAAAGATAATTCAAGACTTGTATAAACGAGATGTGGCACTGGTTGTATTCAATGTAATGATGCCAGAAAAAGATCGCTTTGGCAAAGATGCTGTACTAGCAGACACATTGAAACAGTTTCCAGTTGTACTACCCGCAGTAGGCAGTACAAAAAGTAAGAATACAGATAGAGGCAGTCCTGTACAGCTAGTGGGTCAGGACCCAACTGGAAAAATGGCAGAGTATCATGGACTGATTAATTCCGTAGATGTAATAGCAGACCTAGCTGCAGGTGTTGGTATTGTTAATACATTTCCAGAGATAGACGGTGTTGTTCGACGCATGCCTTTGGTCATCATAGCAGGCGGTAATGTTCATCCTGCACTGAGTTTAGAAACACTCAGAACTGCGGCCAATGACAAGATACAGGTTAAGATCGGGGATAAAGGTGTAGAAGCTCTACGTATTCCACAAATGGGCAAGTTTGACACAGACAATTTAAGTCGCATTTGGATTGACTGGTCATCCAAGCCAACAGAACACAGTCTTGCTGACCTACCAAAAAGTTTTAACGGTGAAGTCGTTATTGTTGGATTAAGCGCAGCAGGTCTTGTAAATCCTGTGTCGACAGCACAGGGAGAAGTGTGGCCGCAGTACTTACAGGCCGCAGTATTCGGCACAATGGTCAGCGGCAGTAATATTCAACGTTCAGGCCATGCTGATGATTTAGAAATTATACTAATATTGATCGCAGGCGTAGCACTGATATTTTTAATGAGGTGGACCTATGTGGGCATTGCGGCAACTGTTGTTGTTATTGGTGGGGTCATTGGTGGTAGCATTTACGCTTACAGTAGCCATATGGTATTATACGACTCAACTGCCTTTGCAGTTGGCGTTGGACTGGTCGCTTTGCATGCCTACATGGTCAAGTTCGTCTCAGAGTTCTTACAGAAGCAACAGATCAGAAAGCAGTTCCAAAGCTACCTCAGTCCCGACCTTGTTGCCAAACTGATTAAAGATCCTAGTCTATTACGTCTAGGCGGAGAGGAAAAAGAACTCAGTATTATGTTTACTGACGTTCGTGGCTTTACCAGCATCAGTGAACACTACGGCAGAGATGTGCAGGGCTTAACCAGCATTATGAATCGTTACATGACTGCTATGACTAGAACTATTCTTGAAACAGGCGGTACACTAGACAAGTATATTGGTGATGCACAAATGGCTTTCTGGAATGCACCACTTGATGAGACCAAGCATTGTAAAGATGCTGTCAAAGCCGCACTCGAAATGTTAGGGAGTTTAGATGGGTTTAATAACAGTATTAAAGAAGAAGGTGTTCCACCCTTTGGCATGGGTATTGGCATTAACACTGGGGTTGTTGTTGTTGGTAATATGGGCAGCGAGCAGCGTTTTGACTATACTTGTCTTGGTGATTCTGTCAATCTTGCATCCAGACTTGAAGGACAAAGTAAAAACTATGGCGTCCTCATTGTACTTGGTCCCGTAACTGCTGAACGTGTAGCCACTGACTATTTTACTCTAGAACTAGACTGTATCGCTGTTAAAGGTAAGAAAGACGGGGTAAACATCTATACAGTATTCTACAATCCTTCTACTGAAGAAGAACTTAAAGAATGGAAACATGACAGAGAACTACATGATCTCATGTTAGAATACTATCGTAAGCAACAATGGGATAAAGCCATTGCGTTAATTGAAACTGTGAGAGGCAAGTTTGCCGGTGGCATGGATCATTACTATGATCTATGGTTAGAACGAATAGAGGAAATGCGTAATGCGAATTTACCTAGCGACTGGGACGGAGTTTTTAGAGCCACGAGCAAATGATTGATCCATTTGCTTTATGGTTTGATTATCAGGTGTGGTTAATGCTACAAATGAAATTTATGACACCTGCATACATGATGAGTAACAATGATGATATGCAGGCGTTTTTGAAACAGTTTAGCTTAAACGGTATTAAGGCTTCTAATCTTTGCAAGCCCTACGATTCTAAATAACGTAAACCACATCCAACCTATGTCAAATTCGAACCAGCGTCTGCTGAGTTTAGGATTTGCTGGATCAAGATGGTGATTGTTGTGCAGCTCTTCACCGCCAATTAAGATACCCCAAGGACTTACATTGTGTGAGCGATCTTTAGTTTCGCCATTACGATATCCCCACCAATGTCCAACTCCATTGATAAAGCCAGCAGCCCAGAATGGTATCCAGATCATCTGAACACCCCACACTAAAAATCCCCATGGCCCAAATAATAACAGATCTATGATCAACATTAAAAGAATGCCCAGTCGATGGTGAGGTGTATAAAGTTTGCGCTCGATCCAGTCTTTGGGAGTACCCATGCCGTATTTCATAACCATGTGTGCATCTCTACCTGCTTGATTATAAAATTTAACTCCGCCAAAGACTAGTTGCCAAATGCCAAATACGTGTGGGCTGTGCGGATCGCCTTCTACGTCTGTATTCTGATGATGTTTACGATGTATTGCCACCCATTGTTTAGTAGTCATACCAGTGGTCATCCATAACCAAAATCGCATAAAGTGACTCAGTGCAGGATGAAACTCAATACCTCTATGTGCTTGGCAGCGATGCAGATATAGGGTAACACAAACGATAGTTATGTGTGTACAGATTAATATATAGATAAATTCATTCATCTAGTATTTAATCATCTCCGGCCGAGTCTTTAATTTCTTGTTTAGTGGCTTTGCGCTTGCCAATTGGAGCATCTTCTGAAGTTTTATTAATTTCCTGTTCAGCTTTGATACGCTCATACTCAATGGTCTTACCGCGTAGTTCCATTACAGTTTCAACCTTTTGATTTAACCGAATAAGATCGTTATCAAGCATACGAATACGATCAATAAGAGCAATAAGAGTTCCATTGGCTTGTCCTATAACAGGTTTGATTTCTGTGGTTACCCAGGTCCACACGTAATAGATGAAATAACCCATGCCGCCAGCAGCCACAATTGGGAAACCATATTTGTTTACTAGTTCTACCGGATCCATTTATTTTTCCTCACTCCAAAATCCCCACGGGTTATAAATCTTCTTTTCTACTTTTTTTGACTCTTTGTAATAAAGAACATAAGCAGTTATTAAAACTAAACATTCTAACAAATAGAATACTAGAAAGGATTCAAATATCATTAGTCCTTCCTTTGATCGGTTTGTTCTGCTCTGCTTATGCGATCATAGTCAGGTTGAAGGCCTAGTGCGTGACTGACTTTAACATCAATACGTTGTAATTGGTTAGTCATCGTGTCTACACGAGCATCTAATCCTTTGATAATACCGCCCATACCGTTGACACTGCTAGTAACACCAGCAAGAATAAATTTTAGTGTTAAGAATACAAAATAGCCTGCTGCCATTGCTCCTGCAATAGGAAAACCTAACTCTGCTACTAATTTTAAAAAGTCCATTTTCGCTCCTGGATTTTATATGTGTATTTATTAAATTTGGGCTAATCAGAATTTGACAATTTGCGTTAAATATGTTTAAATACAGTATGGATGATGATTTAACAAGATTTGTAATCGGATTTGTTGCTGTAGTGACAGTGATGTTACTGATCTTGTTGTAAGTTATTGCTGTATGAAGCAAAGAGAAAAGTGTTCTGGACGCGGGTTCGACTCCCGCCAGGTCCACCAAAAGGATATTTATGAAGTACACCGCATTGTGCCCAAATTGTTTTATTAGATTTGGTTGGGTAATGAGGAAAGGCTTAACAAAACATAAGTGTTTTTCTGATGGGCCTGCCATGGTTTCGACAGGGCAAAGAGTAACGGAGTGGACAGCTCGGGAAAGCAGAACCCGTAGGATTGGGGTAACCCGGTCGTAGAAGCAAAAACCATAAATGCAAAAACAGCATTTCAGTACTGGCAAGCTCCAGTTGGCGTTTCAGCAATGAACGACAGCGAGTTCGCCCTAGCTGCCTAAAAAACAGAGTGCCGGGGTTGGCTACCTTGTAACCCAATAGCCGATAGGGCTTCGGCCCTATCTTTTTCTTTTGTTGCAAAAACACCACATTATAACATGGTTCTTGACAAGAGATATAAATACTCATATAATAGAAAACATTGTACAGCAGTGAAGTCCGGAAAGACCCTACAGTTTACTCAGAATTAAACTAGAGGCTTGACAGCAGAGACTAATTACTATACAATAGAGACAAGTTAGCAAGCAAAGCGTTTGAAGTTGTTGTAAAAATACAACAAACAAAGATAGCCAAAAGTTGTTGACAAGGGTGTTGAAAGACACTATAATTAAGACTAGTTAGCAGGCAATGGTGCTTGTTAACACAAAAGGATTTTAAGAGAAAGCAAATGACAAACGTAACGATACATTATTGCAGACAAGACGCCAAACAGGCAGGCTTTATGCCCACCTCTTGGTTACTGTCAAGTAATGATCGTACACCAGAGATTTGCCAGGG